AGAAGAGAAGAAGGAACAATAAGCCCACCAAAAACATTCGGTACGGCAGACTCTTCTTTACTAAAATGGAATTCTGCTAAAGTAGATTATACATTTACAGAAGCAGACGGAGCAACACTACCATCTTTTGCATTAGAATTTACTAATGAGAAAGGAAATGTACTTGATGCAGACTACTACCAAGATGCTTTGGATGAAAACCTTTTCTCTCGTATATTTACAGGATGTCAAGTAAATACATTTACAATGAATTTTGAAGAAGGTCAAGAATTGAAGGCTACTATTGATGCAGTAACTAGGAGAGGATATGATAGTAATGAAAACTATATTCCAAAGAGAAAAGTAAGAACTGCTTCTGGTTTATTCAACCATAATTTAAGTGCAGATAATCTACCATTCATGTTTTCAGATGGAACTGTTAAAGCATTTGGACAGAACCTTGCTAGAGTAAAAAGCGGTACTCTTACAATAAATAATAATATTACACCACAAAGATACATCGGTGATTATGATAGGTCTATTGTATCAGCACATCAACCTGCACAAAGAACATATGAAGTCAGTTTAAATCTTCAAGTTACTGATAGATTAATCTTTGATGAATTAAGAGGTGCTGATGAAGTTACGCTAGGAGATATTGTTCTAACATTTGACAAAAACTCTACTGCTGATACTGATAAGATTACAATTACCTTAAAAGATTACATAGTACAATCTGTTGATATTCCCTTCCCAGACGACAAAGGAATGATTGATGTGGCCGTGACTCTCTCGGCTCGCACCCTCCATGAATGTAAATATCATGGTAAATGGATTATTATCGGGTAAAACGATGTAAAGAACAATTCAAAGGGTTATATAACATTTCTAAGAAAGTCGAGGGCGAAAATCATGAAGCAATCTCCGAATATGTGGGTCTATTCCCGCATCAAGGGTATGATTTCGGCCATATTAGGAGGTCTAAAAAGGAGGTAAAATCCTTTTATTGTAACATTCCACTAACAATCGTTTGTTTGTTAGTTTTATATTGTAGGTGGAAAAAATGGAAAACATAGTAAGTGATAAGAACAGACTGTTTACAACAGTAGAAACAAAATGTCATCATTTGAAGGTAGACGAAAATTCAAATGATATATTGAAGGTGTGGGTCAAAGAACCTACATGGCTTCAAGTAGAACAAGCGTTATCTGTGGTGATGAGCCTAGACGCTGATGAAGGAAGTATGGGTATAGACCTAAATAAAATGTATAGGTTTATGGTTGAAAACTTCGTAGAGAAAACAGAACCGTCATTAACAACGGTAGAACTTTTGAGATTATCTCCTTTTGTTGGAGCGCAATTAAAGAATGTACTACCTAATCCCTTTGACGACTTTTTAGGGGATGATACGGGAAACTGAAAGAGATTCGTAGAGGTCTAAAAGGAGGACAAGTAGAACCTGTTTTAGCCTCACGAATCCTTATTTATTCATATTCAAAAGTATTCAGTATAAGTCCAATGGAAGCATACAATACTCCGGCAGAAATAATATTAGAAATGATGAAAATACATTCAGAAGTAGAACAATTAAAGGCAGACGAAATAGATAGACAAATGAGGAAGATGAAGTAATGACAAAAGATAGAGATGCTGACGTTTTTACCAACGATTTGACTATTGCTATTAGCAGGTTGAATCAGGCCAATGAAGGTCTAATCAAAAGTTTTGGTGAAGCAGGTGAAGGTGGAAACAAACTTTGGAACGTTATCAGCAGATTCAGTTCGGGCAGTACATTTTGGAGATTACAAAATTATCTTCGTGGTGTATCAAATATTGTTCAAGCATATACTAATGCAAATGAAGAAAATCAAAAATCAATATTAAAGAACATGGATGCAAACTTAGGGTTAGCAGACTCATTAAAAACATTACAAGAACAAAGAAAAAAGATAACTGAACAACCACTTTACAGATTATTTGTTCAAGACTTGGGTGACGAAAAATTAGCAAAAGAAACCGCAGAAAATTTCTTTGATACTCAAATTAATGCAATAAAAAAAGTAGCATTAAAAAGAGGTAAGCAATTTAGAAAGAAGGTCTTTGGTAGAAGTTTAAGAAAAAGATTTGATGATGCTAATCCATTCGCTGCAACAAAAGACGTAACTAGAAGAGGTTTTACTGCAAAGGATGTACCTGCGCCAGTTACAGGAGCATTCAGATTCATAGCAAAGGAAGCACTTGAACCCCTCAAAATATTTCAGAAAATGGGTGGTGGATTAAATAACATTCTTCGTGGTAAGTTGGGTACAGGCGACCCCGACCCTAATGACCCTATGATGCAAAGAGACACAAGACAAGGATTCATCAAAACACAAATAATCAATGCTAAAAAATTAAAAAAGATATTACCAATGGCAGGTAAATATCTAACAGTAACCTTAGCAGCGTTAGGTAAATTCCTAATATATGGATTGTTAGTTGTATTAGGTATCACAATTCTTGCTAAGATTATCAAGAAAGGTTGGCCTTACTTAAGCAAACAATTTGGAAGTGCATTCAAATTTTTCAAAGCAGCCTTTATTAGGAGCATTGGAAATTTTCTTCAAAGATATTTTCCTCAATGTAGTTAAACTAATTGCTAATGTTTTAGCAGGTCTGTTCAAAGTATTAGTTGGAGTAATCGGCGGATTACTAAGCGGGTTATATGAAAACACAATTGGTAGATTCTTCTCAACCGGAGGGGTATCTATGGGTGGCCCTGCAATCGTTGGAGAAAGAGGGCCAGAATTAGTTAACTTACCTAGAGGTGCAAGGATAAGCAATAATGCAAATAGCATGGGTACAAGAGCAGGTGGAAATAATATCCATGTTCATATAAACGGCCGTGTAGGTGCTTCTGATGCAGAAATTAGAGATATAGCCAACAAGGTAGCAAGAGAAATCAACATAAGAATGAATAGAACAGGAGCAAACAGAATAGGTGCATAGTATGGTTGATTACGGAGATTATGGAGCAAACAGTTATTGTATGTTAGAGTTAGCAAGAAGAGGTTCTGGCGATACTACACCTTCTGATACAGAATCAGGATTGTTTCAAAATAGAATTGGTTTGTTAGCAACTAACATTAGCATTTCAACAAACAAACAATCTCTTGCTTTCCCTGTTCCTTTCTCCGGTGTTATTTCCGGTGAATCTACTACACTAGCATTAGATATGGGTCTAGCAACTAAAACAATAACAATAACGGGAATACTCAAAGACCAAACTTTATTCAAAAGAAGTAAAGGTGGAACTCAAAAAGAAGTCAAACTAACTGCATATGAATTGGCTCAACTACTACATTCATATGTTGACTCTTCTTTCTTACACGAAGACCAGAATGTAAGTAAATTAATCATACTTATTCCAAGTCGTGCAGATACTAATTTTGATTATCGTAGTGGTGTTACTGCTAATACTGAATTGAAAGATTTGCCATTAATACCATTTCACTATGGAAATAGAACATTCGATATGCCTACTTTAGACGGAACTAAAATTGATTGGGGAGCAACGGAGTTTCCTTCGGCACTAACTTCAATCAATGAAGAGATACCCGGATTGAGTGGTTTCATAAACGATTTCTCAACAGATATTGCGGGCGACCAAATACCCTCAATTGCCTTTAACCTAACATTTACAGTAGCGTCTACCGCTATGTCTGATTTCATTAATGCTAGTTTTTAGGTGAGTAAATGCCGGGTGTATATGTTGGAGATACCAAGTCGCTAGTATTCCCTATGCTATGCGATGGATATATCAAACAAGTATATTCAGACCAGAATCCGGCAGACCAAGACCTAGAGGTAAGAGGTGGTCTTTGGGGTCAAACCACACCATTCACAATTGAAGCCATAATAACGCCATATGATGTAAATGGATATGGAACTAAGACAGGAACAGGCGGAGGCATACTTGATTCACAGAAAACTAGCCCTAGTTTGAGTAATGCCGTTACTAGTAATTTAACACATTATCAATCAAATTATTACTTTGATAATAGAACCGCACAGAAAATGCACCTATTTTATAATAAAAACTTTGAACTTTACTTAGAAAACACTACAATTTCTACAACGGAATTAAAAAATAAGACGTTTAATAGACCTGCTGAATATAGAATAGTCGCAAAAATACACCAAGAAAACACCACAAAGGTTACTGCTACATCAGATACAATCATCAAGGCAAACAATTTACTGCATGGATATTATGATACTGATGGCTACTATGATGGCGTTAATACTGAATTGACTAAGATATCTTCAACCGCAATAAACGTGACTCCAAGCAAGGAAATAACAGTAGCAAACAATAATTTTACAGGTGAAACAAACGTTTCTTCTGCTTCTGGTACAGGTAGTGTTACTTTTAGTGGTACACCTGAATCATATTACCCTGCTCAATCTGCAACTACTAATATTACATTTAGCAATAATAACTTTAGCGTTGATACTGCACCTTCTTCAAACACAGCAGGTAGCATCAAATTTGACTCTAATCCAAGTCATTCTACAACTAGTGATTTAACTACACATATCGAAATTGTTAGTGAAGACGGTAATACTACAACAAAGTGGTTTCCTGTTGACCCATCTTCATATAACAACAATGTTGATTTATTTGCTGCTGATAATGATTGGGGAGCGGGTGCTAGAGGTTTTACTGTTGGTGCAGATGCAGAAGCCACCGTTGCTAGATTTGCTTCTGCAATCAACGCTTGGAATAATGGATGGGCAGGTAGCGTTACAGCAGGTCAAGCGGTAGGTGCAACCTTTGGCGACCCTGAGATTGAAATAACATTCACGGCTGCTATTGTTGGTACAACGCCTAATAGAATAGGTTCAGGTGGTAGTATAACCATTGGTTCTGGTTTATCTGGTATTAGTAGAGTACAGATAGCAGGTGGAGTAGATGAAAGCGTTGTTACTAACAATTTCCTAACAATAAATACAGGTGGTGGAGATAAGAAATATCATCCTGTTCCTAGCGGTAGTGGTATTTCAAATGGCTCAATAACTAATAGAGGAGGAACTAACTTTATTGCTTTCCAAAAAGGAAGTACGCTCCCTAATACAATGATTGCATTAAGAAATGCTATTAACAGTAGTAATGGAAACACACAAGTTACTGCTTCTACATTTAGTAATACTGGTGTTACATTAACTGCTGATACTGGTGGTACTGGTGGTAACTCATTTACAGTTAGTAGCACAAATATGTCTCATGCAACCACATCAAATTTTTCAGGTGGAGAATCCGCTAGTGAACCAACACAACATATACAACTTGTAGATAGTGATGGCACAACAACTAAGTTTTTGGCAGCCCATCCAACCAAATCAAGTAATGCTAATGGTTCTACTATAACTCTTAGTAGCGTAGTTTACGTCATATACAGATTACCATTATCAGGTTCTAATAGGGCTAATTTTGCATCGGTAGTAAATGGTGTATCTGCTCTTGATATAACGGCAGCAAATGACGGTAGTAATCAAAACAAAGTAAATCTAACACAGGGAACCGCAGGTTCTAGTGGTAATACAACAATTACTGAAAACGTAAGCAACGTAACCGCAGTTAACTTTACAGGTGGAGTAACTGCATCAAATCCAAACATCTCAATTAATATTACAGATGCAGATGGAACTCTAATCAAATACAAGCCTTCTGTAAATGAATCTACTGGAACATCAGATTCTACATTTACATTCTTTCAAAAGGGTGCAGATGCAAATGCAACTGCTACAAACTTAGCATCAGCAATAAATTCTGCTCACGGTGGAGATGTAACAGCAACAACACCCGGTAATTCTAATGTAGTAAAAATAGTAATGGCTACTGCTGGAAATGCATATGCTATTTCTGAAAACTCAGCAAGTATAACATTAGCGGGTAACAATAATAATTTTGATACTAGTGGCGACTTAAACATTACATTAGGTAATAATGAGGCTGATTTAATAGGGGCAGGTGAAAAAATATATGATGCTACTGCTCAACTAATAGGCACTACTTCCAATGTAGTTGGTAATGTTCTAACATTAGATGCATCTCCTTTAGTGCCAGTAACTACTACACTATACGCTTCTCAACCAAGAGAGGCATTGTATGTTGAATCAACATATAGGATATCTTGTTCTTATACTACTAATGCTTTGAAAATATACGTTAATGGCACAGAGGTTGCATCTCAAGATATAACAACGACAATACTACCAAACGGTTTCTTCTTTGACCCTAGTGATTGTAGAATAGGACAGGGGCTAACAAGAGCGAGTGAAGGTTCTAGTACATATAATGAAGATAGGAAGAATCAATTCATGGGAGAGTTATTTGAGATGTGTATGCATTCAAGAGCAGAACCAAGTCCTAGAAACAGCACTCTATCCGTTGGATTAAATGATATCATATTCTATTATAGGTTTGGTGATGAGTAATGGCTGATAACTATACATATGTACTCAATCAAACTCGTACTCAAGAACTTAATCTAAACCATACCTATGCTAATAGAAACGATGCTTTTCCGGGTTTTGCATTTGCAGATACATCTGTAAACCCTGTACTCAAGAACCCCGGTCTAAATACCAATGACCAAGATTCTGCTAACTTCTTTGAGATAAGAAATGCACCTACAAGTTTGGGTGAAACAAGTGAGCCAATAATATCAGGTCATGAAAAGGCTAGACTTGTTAATAGAATAATACCTTCTGCAAATAACCAGACGACCCTTGCTAATTATGCAACAAACAAGCAAGAAACTTCATCTTACAAGATAAGAATATATGATGAGAATGCATCTACTACTGGTCAACTATTAGCAGGTTCAACAGGGCCGGGTATGGATTTAGAAACAAAAGACTACTTCGTTTTAATCAATCCAGAAATAAGAGGAGATGATGGAGCAATAACAAACAGACCACACTTTGCCAAGATAAAGCGTCTAACTACTTATGATTACTATGGTGATGGTTTTGAGTTTGAGCCACGTTATCCAAAACCTATACCTAAAGACACTAACTTTGAAATTTACGAAGGCCCGGCAAAAACAGATACTAGCGTAGTTGCAGTATCATATGGGTTAAGGGGGAAGACAGACACTACTTCTGGTAGAACATTCCTATTCAATAAATACGATGTTAGCAGTACAGTAAGTAGGCCAACTTGGTACTTCTATGAGGATAGACTACAACACAAAAACCAACTAGATTACAATACGAAGTATCAATTGACCACTTGTAGATGGTATAGTGATTGGGTTCAGAAAGGCAGAATAAGGTCAAGCACTACAAATCAAGTTACTGCATACCAATCAACATACGTTGTAGCAGAACATACAGGAAGTTTTACTGATGCAGATATTGGTAGAAGTTTATACAAAGGAATCAACGCAGGTAATGTTCAATGGATAGGCAATATAGCATCGTATGATAGTGCAAATAGTACAATTACTTTGGATTATCCTAGAAGACCCCTATCCCCTTCAACCGCTAGTTTAATCAACGCAGCAGATTTATACTTCGTTGGTAGGGATATTCAACAAACAATATTCCTAACGGAACAAGAATATGGAGTTAACATTACTGATTTGGGGACAATAAAACACAACGCAGTTTTAGTAGACAATCAAAGAAGTAAAGATATTACAGAAGTAGGAACAGATAGTGCAACTGATTTCGATACTGCAAGCACATACACATTTACTCCTGATAGATGGGGATATGCATTTAGGAATTATAGCAGAAGCACAGAAGACAAAACTTCTGCACATTCAGATACATTCGCAACAGGAACATATAGATTCAATCATGGTAATTTTACAGGGCCAAGTAGATACCTATACTACAAGTCTTCTAACCTAAAGAACAACATAGTAGACCCTGTATTAGAAGCATCAGTTAATTTCCCTCGAAACAAAATGAGCCAGATAGCAAGAGCAAAAGTATTCGATATGTCAGGAATACAACATCTGAAACTCAAAGAAGACCATTCCTTTACAGTAAGAAATACATTACATTCATCTGCACTTAACACATACAAACTACCCTTTACTGTAACTAGTGTAACAGGAAACAAAATTAGATTGAATGCAATCACAGAACTCTTTGATGTAAGAAATGACAATTTCTTAAAGGTAAATGATTTGATAAGAGTAGGAAAGAATTACTACGTTATTTCAGCCTTTACTGCACCTGCGGTTGTAGATGGAGTTAGAGTACAGGATATAACTGTAAATAAGATAAAGACTGATAGTGAAGCAACATGGAATAACATATCATCAATGCCTTCCTTCACTAATGAAATAGCATACATTAGAGCATGGAATGGTTCTCTCAAAGGTACATTCCCGATAGATACAGAAGCAGTATATGGTAGCAATACCTTCCAAAGACTCACTATCAATGGAAGCACAATCAGCAAAACAAATGCTTCTTTGAATGATAACAAACTAGTGTTGCTCAGTCCAGAATTTGTTAACCATCAAATAGATATTGATTATGGTGATTCGGTACATAAGCAAATTAAATTATCATCTGATTTTACAAGTAAGAAATATTATCAGACAACCCCAATATCAATGTTGTATTATCTATCAGGTAACTACGCTATTGATGAAGAAGTGTTCAACGGTAGTGTTGAAGATATCAATTCACAGAACAAGAATGGTATGGTCACTTATGAGATAACAGGTAGGGACAAACTATCCAAACTGCTTGGTAACACCACTAATAAAAACTTGAACCATACCAATGATATTATTCATTCGACTCTTTCACCTATGTTAGATAATACTGTCAATGTAACAATTGATGGTAACTTAACTGCCACAGGAACAGGAACAGAAATTAGAATAACTGATGCTCAATATGCTTTGGGAATAATACCTAAACCATTTGATGTTCTGATGGATAGTAACGGTAATTTGCTTGGTGAAATAAGTGCGGTAGGTAATGTTGCTATTGGTACTGGTTATAGAGATTATACTATTACACTCAGAAGCCCGAACATATCAGAAACCCAAGTAAATAGCGGGGCTACTGTTAAGTTATACAGAAGAGATACAGGCACATACATCACAGGAATAAAAGCCCTTTCAGCAAACCCAACACTTACTACTTCACCTACCGACTTCACTTCAACAGGAGATAAAGGAGTAGTCTTTGTAGATGGAGAGAAAGTCAAATTTAATGATAGTGGTACTGGCCCAATAACAACTAATATTACCTATGCAGATTTAGCATATGCTTCTGCATCTGGAAGTTACAATACAGATAATTCTCTTGGTTTTGATATCATAGATACAAACAGCATAGGAGCAAAGGATTCCAAGTTTGCATTCAAGATAGGATTAGAAAGCGAAGTATCTACAACATTGAGTTCTATACATAGCCTTTCTACATCTACATACTTCAATGTGTTAGATAGCGTTTCACAAGACGGATTAACTACAATCACACTTGCTCCTACATTTCCAATTGTTTTGGGTAGTATAGAGAATAATAGTTCTGATAATACATTTACATCTGCAAATAGCAATCTGTATATGGTTAATAGAAACATACCAAAGTCGGGATTCATTCATACTCTCAAGAGCGATAACACATCAGAATATGTTTCAAGTAAGTCATTCAAATACAATCCAATACAAAGAGTGAATCCGGGCGAACTGAAAGAGACTTTCACATCCGTTTTGAATGACTCTCCTAGAAATCAAAAGATTATGGGGTATGCACCTGCATATAGAATAAACGCTGATGGCTCAATCAACGGTACAGATTATGTGACCATTAGCAACAAGCCTATTCTGGGTAGTAACTTCCATGATGATAACTATACAGGTAGCGACAAACTTACTCTATTACCAAAGCAGTTTCCTGAAACAAGAACAGGAACATCAGTAGCAACAACATCAATTAGAGATGTAGAACAAAAGGACTTTAGAACCAAAAAATATGAATTGTTAAGTGTTGGAGATTTATATCCAGAATCTAAACTAAGATACAATAACCTATTTCAGTCAAGTGCTTTTACTAACTATGGTTTGTTGACCGAAAAGATAGGACAGAAAGACACTTCTAGTATTAGTCACGCTAATTATACAGGCGGTAGTTTCCAATCATTAGCAAGCGAATCTAACTATAATATTCATAAAATAAATTCCTCCTCTACTACACCTACGAACATCAAAAGGTTTGGAGTAATGAGATTAGTAGAGGCTACATTTGATTGGCACTTTACTCCTATTGATGCTGAGTCTTTACAAGATATAGATACAGTACCTAAGATAAGTAACTTCTCATATCCAAGATGGAAGACACCAGAATCATTAGGATTTACAATGGTAGCAAGTAACGCCGGAAATGCTTCTACTAATTCAATCAATTGTAGTGGGGCAGTAGTAAGAAACTTCAAGGAAGGAGATATGTTCTTCAAAACATCAGATGGCAGTCTTGTTGCTAGAATAAACGGTACTGGATATGCGACTATATCCACTAATGGTTCTGGTATAATAACAGGCTCAAACGTAACTGTATTCCAAAACACTACGTCTACTTCTGTATTCAAGGCAAATGTAAGAGTATTCGATATGTTGACAGATGATGGTTTTGGTTTAGACTCACTAAGCAATGCTAACGATATGAGACATCTTGCAGTCTATCTTACTTATGGTCATATAAACAAAAATGACTATTTTGAACATAGTGATAAATTACATACAGCGTTGGTCAACGGTGCTTCAGTAAATCCGTTTATTCCTAACAATATTTTCCTACCAATTATACCTGAAATATTTCATCATAATGGAGGTAGTTCTGGCGACAATGATAACTTTAGACGTTCTCCATATCATTCAGAAGGAGATTGGGCATTAGACTTCGATGGTGATAGCACTACCAGTCAAGATGAACAAGACTATGCAATCAAATATTGGCATTACTCTAGAATAATAAACGCATTACAAATGCAGACATTCACAACATTTGATAACGATGGTAATACTGCTGATGATTACCCTAGTCCAGACCAATACAAAGCAGCCAGAAGTACGCATCTGTACGATAATTGCATAGGAGTATTCAAGCATTTTAGAGGAGCAATAAAAGAATCGCAGGGTAGTAATCAAAGGGATATCATTACAACCTCATCTCTATTAGAATTAGACACTCAAACTAATTACAATAACTATGAAGAAAATGCAAGTCCATCGGAAGATAGACAACAACATAGCCGTAATATGAGAATAGACCAGTTGGGTAGCCCAGACGTTGCATACATAGGAACTAAGACTAAACAAGCACCTTTTATTAGTGAAGATGATGCTGTTGCCCAAGTAGGTCAAGTACATCATAATGACGTTTCAAGTACAACTGGTGAATTATATCAAACACAGATGATAATCAAACCTACAATCAGAACAGATGGGATGTCAGGAAGCACAATCACAATTACAATGAATGCAAGCAATACACATAATTGGATTCACTATGCTCCTAATCTAACTGGATATTATTTGGTTCGACTAGGTGATGGTAAAGACACATTGAAAATAATTTCACATACTGTAAATGATAGCGGTACACACGCAGTTCATACTTTGACATTGAATGCTGATTTAACTGCAAGCCAACGATATAGATTGATGAGAGTATCAGAAACTACGTTTGATGAAACTCCGGGCTTTATCGAATTCAACAAGGAGATACATACAGGACTTCAATACAATGATACTGCAACTAGATTAGATACAGGAGAACCTGCAACGATGGGAGCAACCACAACCAACTTTACAGGAGAAGGAATAGTCTCAATGTATGTCTTACTCGATGTTGATGATGATTTAGATTCTAATAATAAAATGGTAGAGAATATAGACTTGGTAGAGCAAAGCCTTGAACTATTTGATGACGGAGAAGTTATTGATTGTTGTATAACTGATGGGCGTACTACGACTAGAAAGAACATTACTGTTACCAAAGATATTACTACTGGCAGACAAAGCCTAAGATTTGACTATGAAGGAACACTATCAGGAAATGGTGTTGTTTCCTTTGGTAAGACATTCACAATCACAACAAACACACCGCTACAAAATGGCGTGGAAAGAGCATACATAGGAACTACTATGGCAATAGGATTGGATGCTGAAACTGCCATTAACGAAATCCTAAATGAAAACGATATAGAAGTGGATGATAGCGAGAGAAACCTAACGTTTACAGGTGCTATTGTTAGCGGTACTTCTGGAAATAACATTACTTTACAATCAGCAGTAGCAACTGATGTAATAGCAAATGGAGATACACTATACAATCAAGATGGCAAACTAATTGGTTTAGTAGCATCAGGTCAAGGCACTACTACACTAACATTAGATGATGTTGACTATGATAGCGATAGCACAGTTGATACATTCTATACTCCACAACAATATGAGGAACTAGTAAAATACACAAGAAGGCCATTTATAATCAACACAAGGTTTGCTGAGAATGATGTCTTTACCGCAGTCAATTTCTTAGCATCAAAGAAAGGACTAGAGTATGTATTCAAAGGAGAGAAAATTCAGATTAGAGATATTGATGATTACTCATCGAGAAGAATATTTTCACTTAGATACAGGGATGGTCAAAATCTGATAAGTGCAGAAAACAACACATCTCTCTTTGATAGAGCCAACAAGGTAGTTGTGATAGGAGATAATGTAAAAGCCACAACAGAAATGCCTACCGATAAAAATACTAGGACTTTGACGCATATTGATTCTAACATCAAATATTCTAAAGAAGCCCAAGTAAAGGCAGAACAACTTCTGGCATTGCACAATGCTAAGACAACAAAAGTAACTATTGAGATTGAAAGAAAGGATGAAATGAAATTAATGAAACCCGGTGATTTAATCACACTTAACTTCCCTAATCACAACATTCCCCCCGATGACTATATTGTATATGAAATAGAGAATGCTATGTCTGCTATCAGTAAAATAACTGTTGGTACGTTTAATAAGACAATAGCAGAAAGACTCGCTGAAATGAATATAGAAAGAAAAGGAGGATTTTCTACATTATTAACAAAGGATGTTACTGCTGAAGTAACCAGTAAATCCTTGTTTGAAGAGGTTGGTATAGATGAAGTTTCATTAATATCACAAAGAACCACTCCCACAGGAACATCATTAGGTTGGGGAACCTTAATAGGTTGGACAACAACAATGAATGCAGGGAGTGATGTTGTTACAACGGAGGAAATAGAATTATGATAACAGATGCAGGTAAAAACAAAACAGCAGATTTATTGATTGGAACAAATGGTTTTGGTCATATTGCCGTGGGAGATGGTGGTGATGATACTTCAACAAGCCAAAATACATTAGACCATGAAATCTTTAGAAAAGCCGCAGACTCAAAACAAGTAGTTGGTAATACAATTGTCTATACAGTCACCTTTACAGGTGCAGAACTATTATCTAATGTAATATCAGAAATGGGTGTTTTTGATGCCTCTACTGGAGGTAATATGTTGAGCCGAGTCAACTTTAAGAGCATAGGCCCATTAGCATCAAGTGAGACATTAAGTTTCACTTTTAGGGTGGTGATTCCTTAATGACGGACTTTTCAGGCTTTATTAGTACATTGAAGGTTGCACCTACAACTAGCGACCAGTTGGAAGATGGTATTGATAATCTACATAGTGGTATTATCAAAGCATTGAATACTGCTGATGCAGGTTCGTTCATTGCACACGGATTCCAAGTTACATCTCAATCAGATGGAACATTCGATATAACTGCCGGAGGTTACTTCGATAAAGGAGAGTATAAAACATTAGGTGCGCAAAGCGATAAAAGCAGTACAAACTTCACAGGTGCTACCGCTTATGATTGGTATGGTTTTATTGTAATAAACGCAAGTGGAGCAATAGCATTTAGAGGAACGAATGCTTTAGGTTCTTCAGCCGCTAAAACTGCCGACCTTACAGATGGTGATATTCCAATATGTGTTGTTCAGATAGCAAAAGGAACAGGAACGGCAGTTCAAAGAAAAATACAGTATGTTGGAATAAAGAAAACTACTAACACTTTAACCGCAGGTGATGAAAATAGCGGTGATTTCAGAAAGAGATTCGAGGTAAAAACTGATGGAGATATATATTCATATAACACATCAAACGCTTACCATACTAAATTAGCATTTACAGATGCATCAAGTTCAAGCAAAACTGTAACTGTTCCAAGTATAACAGGGACATTAATTACAACAGCAGATTCACAAACTGTCGCTACTAATATGATTGCAGATAACGCAGTCACACTTGCTAAGACAACAGGAGTACAAGGTTCACTTACATTTGGGATATCAAACACCAATGCAGTAAAGATAGATAACAATTCTGTTCAAAGTGGTGACTTTGCTAGATTCACTAATACTGGTTTAGAAGGTAGAAGTATATCAGAAGTAAAGACACAACTAGGATTGGTTAAAGGAGATGTTGGGCTAGGCAATGTAGACAATACTGCTGATTCTGCTAAACCTGTTTCTACTGCACAACAAAATGCTTTGAACCTAAAAGCAAACCTAAGCAATCCTACATTTAGTGGCACAATAGCAATACCAAATATCAGCGACTTAGAGAGTGCGGTGAGTGCTAACACTCAAAAAGTAGGAATTACTACACAACAGGCTAGTGATATAACATCTGCAAAGAATAGAACAGATACATTAACAGATGCATACATTGAAGGAAAGGCGGCCGCTAAAATAGATGCACTACTCGGAGCAGACTCTAACGCTATTGACACATTAGCACAATTAGAAGACTATCTATTGGATAATACTGTATCGGGTGGATTGGTTCAATCATTAGCAGGTAAGGTATCTACTAGTACAACAGTTAACGGTCATGCTCTATCAAGCAATGTTACAGTCACAAAGGGTGATGTTGGCCTTGGTAATGTAGATAACAATTCTACTGCGACAATAAGAGCAGGTACTACCAAGGCAAATGTTGGACTTAGCAATGTTTTGAATCAAGCACAAGTAACTACATTTGTTTCTGATAACGCTCCTACTGCTACTGCGATTGGTGATATATGGATAGACTCAAATGATAATAATAAGATGTATAGAGCATCAGCAGTAGGCTCTGCAAATTGGGTAGCAGTTACACTTGGTAAAGGAGCATTAGGACTAGTAAAGGCTGATGTAGGATTAAGCAACGTAGACAATATCACAACTGCTACCATGAGAGCAGGTGTTACTCATTCAGATGTAGGAACAACAAAAGCAGATGTAGGATTAGGAAATGTAGAAAATAAATCTGCTGCCACTATCATAGGAGAAATAACTGCTAGTGACATTCCAAACCTAAACGCATCTAAAATTAATGCAGGTACTTTTGCAGATGCCCAATTATCAAAGTCTTCTGTTATACAACACGCTGCCTCTTCTACATTTAGTGATTTATCAGACTTAGGAAGTGGTATAGATACTGCACAAGACTTCTTGTATGTATTTGATAACGGTTCTCTCAAGAGTGCTTCAATAGCAAATGTATTAGCAAAGATTACTTCATCAGAATTAGTAGGTACAGGAAAGGTATTCCCTAATACTTTACCTGCTGATGGAGCAGAAGTCAACGTTCAAGCAGACTTCAATGAAACAAGTGATTCTTCAGATGCATTCATTAAAAATAAACCTACAATACCAACCAATAATAATCAATTAACTAATGGTGCAGGTTACGCTGTTGCTACTGCATTAAACGCATCAAATCTAACTTCAGGAACAATACCTGATGCAAGGTTCCCGGCAGTATTACCTGCCATAAGCGGTGCGAATCTAACTAACTTACCTGCTGATGTAACTCTAACAGGTGCGCAGACATTAAGCAACAAAACGCTAACTGCTCCAATATTAACTGGTACTATTACAAACGCTAGTGGAGATATGACAATTGACCCTACTGGCGACAATGACCTTATTCTTGCTACTGCCGGAGATTCAAGAGTAATAGTAGGTGATGGGACAATCAGCCCTGCTGGAAACCAAGGTAGATTAACAATCATTCATGACCAAACAGGCGGAGAAGGTGGCCCTGCATTACAAATAGTTACAAAAGACAATGATGCATTCTCTGGGCCAAACATCAACATACATCGAGATTCATCTAGCCCTGCTGATAATGATTTTCTAGGTAAGTTTACATTTCACGGAAAAAATGATGCTAGTGAATTAATTGGTTATACTGCTATCAGTTCACAAATGCTTGATATTTCTGATGGCTCAGAAGATGGTAAAATAATTTTTACACCTAAAGTAAATGGTTCTAATGTAGATGTTTTAACAATAGACTCAGTAGTTAAAGTATTCAAACCATTAGACATTAGAAGTAACTCAACTCTAAGGTTCTTCGATAATGATAACTCTAACAAAATAGTTTTACAGACTCCTCTTAATGTTGGTTCTGATTATACATTAACACTACCACCTAATGATGGTGATAGCGGTCAATTCCTAAAGACAGATGGCAATGGTGTATTAACATGGTCTGCTGATAATAACACTCAGTTGACTGATGCACAAGTAAGAAGTAAAATATCTGGCTCAGGATTAATATCATATGATTCAAGTACAGGTGCAATTACTACTACTGCAAATAATTATTCTATAACTTCTGATATACTTAACGAAAACGACATGAGTTCTAATGCTACTGACAAACCTGCATCACAAGCATCTATCAAAGCATTTGTAGAAAACAGCGTATCAGCAAATACAGATAGACAGGTTGATGATGCTACATTCAATACTGGCAATGGTGTATTGACACTAAGTAGAAGCGGTGGTCTTTCTGATGTTACCGTTGATTTAGATGGAAGGTTCGCACTATCCGGTTCAAGTGGAGAAACAAATCAAAACGCATTTAGTAATGTAGCAGTTGGTTCAGATACAGTACAGGCAGACCAAAAAACTGACACTCTAACCTTAGTGGGAGCAGGTGCTACAACAATATCAGCAAATACATCAACTGATACAATAACTATTACTTCAACAGATAATAACACAACTTATTCAACTGCTACAAGTAGCACACTAGGATTAGTTAAGATTGGTTATACCGAGAATAACAAGAACTATCCTGTTGAACTATCAAGTGGACAAATGTATGTCAATGTACCTTGGACTGATAATGATACTCAATATTCTGTCGGAGATGGTGGACTTACTCAGCGTAACTTTACAACCGCACTAAAGAATAAATTGGATGGAATTGAAACATCTGCTGATGTAACTGATAAGGCTAACATAATATCATCATTAGCAACAATGAATGAAAATGACACACTAAACATAGGAGATTCAGGTGAAGATACTAACGTTGTAATCAAAGGAAACTTAACTGTTAAAGGAGATACGAAGTATAGTAGTGAAACAGTACAAATCGTTGAAGACAACACTCTAGCATTTAGAGCAGGTGATGGTAATGACCATGAAATCAAACTTACTGCTCAAGACGCTAGTACAGATAGAACAATAACATTACCAGATAGAGATGGAACAGTAGCAGTAGCGGCCGGAACTGGTCTGTCATTATCAGGGACAGGTGTAGTATTTGCTAATTTAGCAGCAAGCGATATACCAAACTTAGATGCTTCTAAGATTAATGCAGGAACATTAGGTGCTGATAGAATACCAAGTCTTAATGCGAGTAAAATTAATGCTGGTACATTCGCAACTGCTAGAATCGCTGATAGTGCTATTACAAATGCTAAACTTGCAGGTTCTATTGCTAACTCTAAATTAACTAATTCAACTATTACTGTAAGTGATGGTTCAAACTCGACTGCTACTGCATTAGGTGGAACAATAACATTCGCAGCAGGTGAAGGTATTGATGTTGCTGAAAGTTCTGGTACAGTTACATTTAGTGCTGAAGATGCTAGTGCTATCAATAAAGGAGTAGCATCATTTAGTCAAGATGATTTCTCAGTATCTTCTGGATTAGTTACAGTAAAGTCATCAGGTATTTCTAACTCTCAATTAGCAGGTTCAATTGCTAATTCTAAACTATCAAATAGCGCAATAACAATTGCAGGTTCTTCTACATCATTAGGTGGCTCTATTACCGCAGATACAATTGCAGGTCAAATTAGTAATTCAACAATAACTAATGCACAATTAGCAGGTTCTATTTCTAATGATAAATTAGCATCAGGAATTTCTGCTAGTAAATTAACAACAGGTACTATACCCGCAGCAAGAATAGGAACAAGTGCTATTACAACTGCAAGAATAGCCAATGATGCAATTACAGATGCTAAGATAGGTGATGCACAAATACTTGCTAGTCATCTTAAGTTCACAAATGCTTCTCTTACTTCTGACCTAGATAACATGGTAGTAACATACAATCATGCAGATGACAATTTTACATTAGTTAGTGGCGCAGCCGGAGGAGAGAACAATCAGACCATAACAACAGGTACAGGTATTAGTGGTGCTAATAGCGGTTCAAGTGGAAACATAACTGTTGCTATTGATGCCACAGTCGCTACACTTGCAGGAAGTCAAGCATTAACTAATAAGACAATTAATGCAAGTAATAACACTATAACTAATATTGCTAACAGTTCTTTGGCTAATAGCAGTATAACAATCAACGGTTCTGCTATATCACTAGGAGGCTCAGTTACAACACCAAATACAAACACGCAGAATACATACACATCTTCGTTTGTTGATTCTACTAATGATATAATACTTAGGCTAACTGAGGGTGGAGCAGGTTCAGGTACACAAGACATTAAGTTTGTAGCAGGTTCTAATATTACACTAACACATACTGATGCTAATAACATAACCATTGCTTCTACTGATACAAACACCAACACCAATCAATTAACCACATTCCAATTAGAAGACGGTGATGGAACAGAAGTTACAATTAGTCATGGTAAAGAAATAAAATTTGTTGAAGGTACTGGTATTGATATTAACTGGACTGATACAAGTCATGGTTCAGATGGCGACCCATATGATTTAACTTTCGCATTGAAAGACAATTCGGTTACTGCTACCCAATTGAATATTAGTGGTAATGGAACTTCCGGGCAATTACTTCAATCAGATGGTGATGGTTCGTTTAGTTATGTTGACGCTAATACAGGAGATATAACTGGTGTAACCGCAGGTGCAGGTTTAACAGGAGGTGGAGATTCTGGCGGTGTTTCACTAGCAGTAGGAAATGGTACAGGTATATCAGTAACTTCCAATGCAGTAAACCTTGATTTATCAGAATTAACTACGTCTACATCAGATGGGGATGGTGATTTCTTTGCGGTAGTAGATACTAACAATGCTATGAAGAAACTAACTAAGGGTAATATCAATCTATCAGGTTTCAATAACGATGCAGGATTTATTACAAGTCAAATGAGTTTCGTTCTAGAAGATGATGATGGTACTGAGGTATCAATATCAAACGCTGAAGAAGTTAAGTTCCATAGTGGTAACACAAGTATAGACATCAATTATTCTGATATATCTCCGGGTTCAGATGCAGACCCATTTGATTTGGATTTCAGAACAATATTCGCTCCTCGTCTAAGGACAGACGATGATAGGGACTTTGCTCCTGATGACTTGGCAAATAACATTAGAGAACTATCAGGAAGGTTCTCAACAAAAACAGGATTAGAGGATGGTTCAACCACTACCGCTTCTGATTATGTTGATGTTTTAGTATTAGACACATTCACAGGACATACAGGTGGAGATGCAAACATATTGGCATTCGCCAAGAATAGCACAAAAAGAATATATCACTACCGAGCAGACCAAGATGATACTAATTGGGGAACTGCTTCTACTCTTGCATACATAAGCGATATTCCAACAAACAATAACCAATTAACAAACGGAGCAGGTTTTACAACTAATGCAGGTACAGTAACACAAATATCAGTAGGTACAGGTTTAGATGTAACAAATGCAACTACTACTCCAACTATCAGTCTTGATTTATCTGAATTTACAGACATGACGGCTGCGATTAACTCAAGCCAAGATGAATTGATTCTATTAGACAATGGAGCAGAACGTAGGAAATTAATATCTGAAATACCACTTTCAGCGTTTGATAATGATAGTGGATTTACAACCGCTTCTGGTGATATTACCGCAGTTGTAGCAGGTAATGGTTTAACTGGTGGAGCGACTTCTGGTTCTGCAACACTAAACATTGGTGCGGGAACTGGTATTGATGTAGCGGCCGATGCAATTTCAGTAGATGTATCTGACTTTATGACTAATGGTGCAGACAACAGAATTGTAACTGCAACAGGCACAGATGCCATGAATGCAGAAGCAGGTCTTACTTGGGATGGTACTACACTAATAGTAGATGGTCATGCCGGAGATGCAGTATTATCATTAAGGGCAGATTCAGACAATTCAGGTGAATTAGACCAACCATATATGGAGTTCGTATTAGATGGAGGTACGACACACTCATCTATTGGGCATTCATCTGATGTATTCCATAATGACAATACAGACAATAACACATTAATTATCGCTAACTCAGTCGCAACCAATGATTCAGGTTCAGGAATAGTATTCAAAACAGGAGAATCAGCAGGACATGAGAATGCAGTAGAAGCGTTAAGAATCGGCCCTGATAGAAAGATTAGATTTAACGATGAATACACATTCCCACTTACAGATGGTAGTAATGGACAGGTTCTAACTACCAATGGTAGTGGAGCGTTAACATTCACAACAGTTAGCGGTGGTGGTGGTGGTACAGATACCAATACATTCGTTATTGTTGGTGAAGAGTCTGATGTTCATATCGCTAGTACGGCGGCTGCGGGTGGTGCAAATGGTTTTCAAATGTCTTTTGGTAATGGAGCAAGAAATACAACTAATTCTTCAACAGGAACAGACTTTGGTGTTGCTTTACCTGTTGCTTGCACATTGTCAAGAATAGACATAGCATTTGGTAATAATGGTAGTGAAACAAATTCCAGTAATCAGACAATGACAGTTTTCAAGAATAGGTCAGCCAGTACAACTACAATGCAATTTAATGCTAGTGGAACTGGTGGTAATGCGTTTGTTAGGTCATTCACATCATTAAGTGGAACTGGTGTATCTTACGCAGCAGGAGATACTTTCAATTTAAGAACAACAGGAATGCAGGGATATACTAATACACAGGTTGGCCCTGCAAGAATGACGGCATACTTTACGGTAGCATGAGGTGAATAAAATGGCAATAGGAGAACATGGAGAAGAGATAACGATTAGCATGGAGGAGGCAATGGCAAAGGTTAGATATTCTAGGAATTGGATGCTAGAAACATATGTAGATTTTTATCAATCTAAACCTTTGTTGTATAATGCATTAACACAAACAGAACAACAAGAATTAGCAGATTACAGGGCAGCATTGCTTAATTGGCCTGAAACACTTCAAGAGATATATGGCGATACACCGCCTAATTCATATGCTAAATATCAACCACAACAACCATCGTTTATGGTTAATCACCCAAAAGGAAGGATGTTTCCAGACCCTCCTTATAGTGGTTAATATTTTTTTAAACGATAAATGGTTTATTGTTAATATGGAAAGTCGAGAGTATTTGAAGTGCGCAAAAATTAGGACTAAAAAGTTAGACTTGACGGTTCCGATACAGGCGATGTTCTGGTGAAGCAGGGCTAATTAACATCCGACTAAAGGAACGCCCTCAGAACGCACTCTAGTAGCCTAGAATCAGACGTTTGATTATTCATGCTAGGGTTAGAACCGATGAATAAATCAATTTGAGCCAAATCCGTTTTTTAGCCCAAAATAAAAACGTAATTTGTCAATTTTGAATTTTGCCAAATTTTTTAGAGTTGGCCTCCACAAAGGGCAAGACCTTTTCAGACCATAGAAAGTAACACTCTCTACATTCCCAAATCTTGACCCTTTGCGGAGAACCTACATAAAAACCTAGAATTCTTCTAGGTATCGTATCTTGCCCGCAAGCGGAACACGTTTCTCTAAGAGCCACGATTATTTCCGCCCCAGTCTTGTTGTTCTTCTGCCATTAGATTATCCATGTATTCTTCAATCGTTTGATTGGAAACTCTATCTCCACTAAACGCTGCAAAGAATAACAGACATACTGCCATTAGAAACAATATCCATACTATCCATTCTATTGTACTCACCAGTTCACCTCAATCTCTTTCATTTCTTCTTCATTCATATCGAAGCCTTTTACAACTCCGTTATCTATTCCATACTTCCACAAGTCAAATACTAACTCGCAGTCCTTCAAACAGTATTCTGCTACTTCTGTATAGCCACCTGCTTTCCAAACTTTAGGCGCATCTTCGCTATGCATTATCTTAGCATCTTCTAAAGTATGTGTCACTAGATTATTCAGACTATACCTTTCACCCATAACGCTACTTACTTCACGGCTTGTGTCAATATAGGCTTTCTTGTTGATATACTTCTGAATACAGAATATATCTAGTGAATCCCTCAAAACAGGTAAATCAAAACCTGCTATGTTGTGACCAAGAAGCAGACCCCCTTTCTGCAAATGGTCATCTAAGTCAAACTTCAATTGGGATATAGGCTTGACTTCCACATTAGATTTCTTCAAATCATCTACTGCTTTATCAATGTATATTGTTCCTTTGTCCCCATCCCATGTGCATACAGTAGATACTTGAAACATATGGGTATTACCCCATCCTCCTATATCATAGGAGTAATTCTTAGTTTCAAGGTCTATTGCCAATACATCAGACATACAGTTCACTCCGCAAAATCATCGCCTTTACCGAATAGGAAAGACCAACGGCTTACACCAAATGCCTTTCTCCAAAATCTAGTATTAATTCCTTTAGCCATTACTCTCCGCCTCCCCACAGTCTAGCGATATTTGCTTTCTTATCTTCTTCAGGGTCAGGCATTTTAATGTCCTTTGCTCTCTTTAGGAAGGCAATCATATGGTCGCCTCCACCAACAGATACAATCGAACATAACTCCCAACCTTGCTCTCCTTCTGTATTTAGGTTATCTATAACGTTCTTAGGGCCATTGGCCGCATCAAACACCATAAATTTATTCTCCCACTTCACCATCTTTCTTGTCCTCCAATAATCTTACATAAACTACTCGGTTTATTTTATCTTCTTCAAAGTATTCTTCAATCTTAGACCACCATTTGTATAAGGTTGATTGGCCTTTCTTTGTCTTCTCCCTAACCTTTTGGAATAGCACGTTCTTGTTAACCCATCCGTCTTTAGATTTCAATTCACGATAAACCGTTTTAAAGACACTTATATTGGCTCTTTCTTCCAGACCCTTCTTCTCTTCCCGTAGGCTTTCATCAAGCCAAGATACGAGGGACTTATAGCACTTCCTAATTAGAGAGGATGCTTGAAGTACATTTTTTTGCGTAACAATGAACCTTTTATCTTTATCAGATATACTTGGGGCTTCTGCTACTGCACACAATATAGCCATCTTTTGAATGTGTTTAAGCATTCTGTTGATGAAAGTTTCAACAGATTGAAACACTTCTATTCTACTGCTTTCAATGTATTTCTCCATCAATACACATTCTCTCTCTAAAGCGTCATTTGCATTCTTACTAAACCTCATAGTCTTTAGAGGGTCTTGACCTACATCATCAAATCTTTCTTTTAGAGTATCATATAACGTCAAGAAGTTTTTGGCGTAAGTTGTTTTAGGCAATGCTCTATTACCAACTACACCCCAATCTTTGATTAACTGTCTTCTCATTTGCTTCTGCTGATGTTGGGGTACTTCATAGATAAATATCAGAATCCTTTGAAGCACACCTTTCTCAGTAATTACAGTAGTCAATTCCTTTGGAATATATGTAGTAGCATATACAGAACGCCTACACTTACAAATGATAGGGTCTTCTCCCTGTTTTAGTTTCTTACTGATAACCCATGTTTCTCCCCATAGAGTATTCATGAATGTATTTAGATATACGATTGCTTGTTCTTTATGTTGGCTTTGCTTGAATATACCTGAATACTCAAACTCATCCCACATAGCCATTCCTTCACCTTCTAACTGGCCGGGAACTTGAACATCAATTTCCATCCTTCTCATTTGTCCGTTATCATCTTCTACTTCTTCTCTTCTCTTTTCATAAGAACCAATCAACGCAGCATCAGTATAATCTGTAATATCAAAGATATCAAAATGAGTACCATGCTTTTCATTGATAGTATCGAATGTTAATCTCAATACTGGTAGGAACCAATTAGTCAATGTTGACTTTCCTGTTCCTGATGTTTGCATCCAAAGGAACTGAATGCGAGTATCATCAACATTCAGGTTACTAGGAATAGCAATCATATCTTTACACAATTGACCCAATACAGAAAAGAAGGCTAAGGCTGCGGGTACATCGTTGTAATTAGATGCCAACACCGCATCAGCAGTCCACTTTTCTACAATCTTTGGCAATGTCAATTTATTGCTTTCTGTCGTTGTATTATCATCTACGAAACTGTAATACAGTTCGTCTTCATATTCATTATAATTAGTTTCAGTCCAATTCATACTACCACTTTTTCTTCACTATTTAGTGTGTCTATTATCCTCTTTGCTATCGTTGGGCCTATGCCATCAATAGAGGATAATTCATTTACATTAGATTCTCCTACTTCCATAACAGAACCATATTTTTCTATAATTTTCTTTGCTTTAGATTTACTAACTCCTTTAATGGTACATAGCATATCTAATCTCAAGTCATCAGTTGTAATCCTTTTCAACAATGTTGGTTGAATTACACTTCTTTTAACTGGCCTCATCTTACATATTGTTGTAATTATCTTGGCTGCCTTCTGAGGACTTTCTACCCAAAACACTTTACAATCAGTATCTAATGTTAGCCTACCAATTGCACCATAGAATTTGTGTTTGAGTAATTGTTCATTTATTTCCATATTAACATATTTTGGATAAGCCATTACTTGATGTAGTGAACCATGTATTATGACTATACTATATTCATAGTGCCTATCCATGTTATCTACTTGATTCCATAGTCTTCCATTCAATACTGATTGTAGGAAGTCAATAGTAGATTTTGCTTCAAAGCATACATCTTGATAAACATAGTCACCTATCTCTATCCATTGTTTCTCAGTAAGTATATTCATTCTACTTGCTTCTGAAATGATGAATTCAGAAAGATTAGATTTTTCTCTACTATCTATTATCAATTTATTCATAGCATCACCAACAATAACTCATTTGTAATATATGCGGTTATAGACAAATAAAACATCAACCTCGCTAGATACATTATATCATGTGCATCAATCATGTGTTTATCTCTCCTTTCAAACTTGCATTACATTTACTACATCTCAATTTCATCACTATTCCTTTGTATATATCTTTGTTACCTGATACTTCTTCTACTTCCCATTCATGTTCTAAAGGCTCGCATATCACTCGCAATACCTCCAACACTTACCCGGACAATAACCCTGCGGAATCAATTTCTCTTTACAACTAGGAGCATGATATCCACCATCAACTACAAACTTAACATGATGCCTAGTGGTCTTTTCATCCCAATCCAACCATATATCTTCTTTGTCTGCTATCGCCTTAAATTCATTTATTATTATCTCAATCACTTCCGCTTTCTTTTCTTCGCTAATGTGTCTTTCTCTCATCGTAAGTATATCTCTATACCATTGTGTTAGATACACTCTTGCATAATGTCCGGGGTTTTCTACCATAATTGCATTGTGCAAACATGGTAGTATCGGTAATTCACCAACAGGCTTTGGTGCATTAATTTCAATATCGCTCATTTCGATTGGCTTTACATTAGGCCATTTGACTAACTTGTTTCCATACCTAACTTGAGGATGATTACCAGTCATTGCTTTGTCTAATATAACATCCAATCCAGATTCTAAATCTTCTCTTGTAATAGGAATACAGAAGTACGGGCCTTTGCTACTGAGATTGACCGTGTTAGGAATCCTACGAAGCCTCTTAACCTGAATTCCACTCCTATCCAAAGTCGGAGCAATAGGAGTAAGCGTGGTGAAATACGACTGAATGCTTCTGATATCATCAGCCTGTTCTCCATAAACTATCATATGAAAACCCTTACCACTAAAATACATATTGAAGAATACATCTTGTTCTAATAAAACATCACATACTCTAATACAATCGTAGTAGGCATTTTCTAATGGCTCATCGTGTGCATCAAAATCTAAAAACATTCTGTCTTTGATACAAGTAGAGTCAATGGCTGCATCTTCAGCATACTTACCAAAATCATATACAGATGTATAACAATTCATCTTACCATTGAATGCATTAACCCATACTACAAATTCATCTTTATTGTTTATCTTTACTCTTTTCATCTGTGGAGCGTTCTTTATGTGACTCCCCGCCCACACTTCTCTCGGAAACTTCATTTTTATTCACCTTAAATTCTATTATGGCAGAATCTAATTCTGCTTTCACTATTATTGCTATTTCTGATTTTAGTGTTTTCTTAACTAACGCTTGGAAAAATTGCCCAAAGGTTAGTCCCTCTTCTATATCAACATCCCATAGTAAATCTACCTTAGATTTCGCATCTAAGTCTCCATAGGTTGTATCTGCTAACTCATCAATAACTTCCGTTATGTTTGTTATCTCATTAAAACTCCAAGTCTTATCTCTCAAATATTCTTTTATCTTATCACTTAACATATTATCACCATACCTCTGATTGTGCCGCATCACATATAGGCATAAAACTACAATGTTGACAGGTCTTAAAGTAATACTTCGTAGGGAATTGTTCTCCCCCATTGTGCTTATCTTCATACGCCTTAATCAACTGAGTGATGCCTCTCATTACTGCATTGATACTAGTCTGTTTTACAGGCTCAGTCTCAATATAATTAGACACAGGATAGTACCATCCCCAATGAGTAATAGGAATATTCCTATCTATACCTGCTTCTTCTAATACTTTATCAGGAGCATTATCTACAAGTAGTTTATAGAAAGACAATTCTTTCCTCATACCTGTCCTCTTGTAGTCTTTCCAAGGGCCAGTCTTTAATTCAATAGGGATGTATGCACCATCCTCAATGAACATCCTATCTATGATGCCTTGTAAGTGAACAGTATAGTCCCGTTCTAAGACACATTTAGGATTCAAGTCCTGTGGAATAAATAACTCAGCGTCTAACTTTACTTCATTTATTACAGGTAGATAACTATCTAGTTTGTTTGCTTGCTTGGCTTCCATAAATCTGTTAGCCTCAAAAACTGATATGTTCCTGTATATATCAGTATAACCATCAATAGGGTGTAACCCCATATTGTAATCAACCAATTCGTCATTTGACATATTCTCCGCTTTCTTTACATCGAATACATCAAAGAAATCTTCTCTACTATTGTGTACCGCAGTACCTTTAATCATAGCCTCAGTTGTATCTTGTGGTAGCCTTTCAATATACGAAAACTCGTATTTTCTAGGACACCATTGAAATGAACCAAAGGAAGATTTTGTAATCTTCAAAGTAGGTTCATCATCCTCTACATTCCATTGATATGTATATTCTCTCATTATTACCACCATTCATCTAATGTCTTTTGTTTCGAGTCTCTTTTGATAGGGTCAAGACTCCAACCCATTGCCCTGTAAATAGGCTCCGCCTTCTTTATTATTGATTCAGCATAGTGCGGTAAATCTGCCTTATGTTGTTCTAACTCTTCCACAGTTGATGCAGAAATATAGGAAGGTCTTTTTCTAACACCTGTTACTGGATTGATGTACGTTGCTCTTTGAACATCATCTGCTACTCTAAGGAATACATAAGAATCATCTATCTTGTTTTCTTCATTCTGATGATTCCAAATAACACCTTCAATACCAGAACCAATACTAGGTCTTCTACCCTCTTGTGTTACTACATCAATAGGCTGACCACATTTAGGACAACAAGATATATGACCATCCCTTTGTGCTTCTTTGTGAGCATTGGTACAATCTTCTATTGATAATTGTTTTTTACAGTTTTTACATTTGTAAGACAATCTTTCGGGTCTAAATCTACTTCTGTTAATAAGGTACTCCACCGGAACTCTACCTTCAAGAACTGCGTAGTATGCTTTCTTCAGCATACCTGTTATTTCTTCCTCGGTGAATTGACCGACCCACATCTTTAGAATACTCATTTGAGTCTCCTTTGCTAACTTAGTGATTGATAGTCTCTTAGCAGTAAAACCAGTCATTACGAATTCTGGTTCATCTAAGTATTTACCATCCTTCCAAGATATCAAACCTGCGTTTCTATTCTTAGTCATACCCACACCTAGAGATTGATAGTATTTCTCAAACTCTAATGTTACAGGGTGTTCATCTAATTCTAACAGATTAGGAAACTTCTGTCTAACATGGTTATTCAATAATTGAAGGGTTGCTTCTGCTTGTTCCATAGGCATCTGAACATAGATAGAATCAGTATGTCCATACACCACCTTCATTTACATTCACCACACTTATATCTTCTATCCAAACCAAAAGGATGTATTGCCCCACACCATCTACATTGCCTTCTGTTTTTCATATTTGACACCATCCTACATTAATGGAATTAATTACAAAGGCAATAGTTCCAGTAATGTAGAACGACATTCTACCATAGAATATTTTATCCTCTCTATTCATAATTCCATCACCTTAAACGCAGCCTCTCTAATTGCTTCTCTAGCACTAGCAGTTATACTAGCAGCCAAATCAACATCAGCCCAACCAAATCCTTGATAGCCAACCACTCCATAAAAAGAAGCCATCAGTCTCTTAACTGCTAACTGGTTATTATTCCACTTAGCATACTCAGCAGGGTCTTTTGCAGAATACATTCTCTTCTTATATTCTGTTCTTAATTTCTTTAAGTCTAATACTGCTTTTGGTAGAAGACCTAATTCATCTGTTCTATAATACTTCCAATCCTCAAACTTAACAGGACTGAAATCCCTTGGTATCAAAACATTAACACCAAACTCAGTTGGTTCAGTAGATTTAGTTTCCCAAGATATATTTCTTGCTATCATCATAGAAGGATATAGACCTGCGAAATCAAACGCAGCCACTCCTAAATGTAATCCATTTGTTCCTTCTGATTCTGGGTTGTAAATCATAGCACCTTCATATTCAATCCTTTCACCTTCTTTATCTCCTGTTGGTGCTTTCCAAGTAGCATTACGCATGAAGTAAATACCACCCATATTGGATGCATAAAAGCAAGCATCGAAGGGAGCAACAATCAAACGTTGAAGAGAAAGTATTGCTTCAGAAGTATAATTTTCTTCATCTATTCTTACAATCAAGTCAACGTCTTTCTTTGCATAGTCAAGATAGTTTTGAGTATCTTCTAACCATCCCCTAGAAAAGAATTGATTCTTATCTGGAAACTTTTCACTAACTAGTTTCTTTTCACCAAGAACATTTTCAGATACATAATCTAATGCTAGAGAAGGTAGTGTTCCTCTTTGTGCATCATTCCATTGTCTTTCAAACGCCAAGTCAAGATTTAGGATAAGCCTACCTCTAACTGGTTGTTCAATAGGAGTATAGTTTTTGACCGTTTTACTAAGTTTGATACCATCAGAAAAATACACTCCCTTAACATCATGACAAGGAGATATTGCTCTTGGGTCAATACCATTCTCATGTAGCCTTTCTATTAACTTAGGCAAATCGAACTTTGAACCAAACCATGCAATTAACATATCAGGGTCTTTGTCAATTATATCATCAACAAAAGCAGACAACATCTTTCGCTCAGTATCAAAAGGCTTTGAATGTCCTTTCACCTTTCTATTTACAGAATCAGGTTGCCACCAATATACCTTAGACTTCTTCGTGTAATTATCATAGTATGAAATACAAGTAATAGCACCATCATGGGGGCCACGTTGTTGCCACTCTAAATCCCAATAAAACTTTCTTAGTTTATATTCTGGTAGGTGTGTTAAACAATCTATGGCATACCGATAATGAAAGGGTACATCTGCCTCAAAAGTTTCACTCCATTGCTTACGAAGTTCTCTAGTATATCCGGGCTTTGGAGGATTCCATGTAACTTTCTTCAAAGCCCTACCATCGAGAGATACAGAACCATCAACAGTATAATGAAGTTGTATTCTGAATGAATCCTTTCGACCATTAACATACTCGGTGATGTTAACACCGGAGCGTTCTGTCTCACTTGCTAAGATGTAAAAATATGGATTGAAGTCTACATAACCTACTTCCGATTCTAATCTTTTATTGTTCTCATCTCTCCATCTAAGAACAAATTTATTTGCATTATCTATTGCAGTAATTATCATTATATCATCCTCTAATATACGGGGCTACTATTAACTTTCTATCTGCTCCACATAGTAGTATTGGAGCATCGTCTTTCAAGTAAAGGTACATTACACCAGAACAAAACTTGTCTAGTGGTGCTGAAAACTCTAGTGTTGAGTCTTCACCTTCACAAGAAATCACAGGTATTGTAACTTTGTAATTCTCAGTTTGATGGAAGTTGACAGAAGATATACTAAACTCTTCATCACTAACATTCAATCTGTATGTTGCAGTACCTACAATAGCACAATTCTTGATAGCCTCCGCTAGAACATTACCTTCTACTGCTATCTTTGTTTCAAAGGTAGTCCTACCGAAAGTAGGAAACTCATCACTTGCATGATTAACTTCCATACCAACAATCTTACTAATCGCAGTAATACCTGAATGCTCAACAAGCAATGGTATCTGCGCTCTTTGTGATTCTGTCTTTAGAATAACATTAGAAGCAGTAATAGTAATATGCATATCATCATACTTGAAAGTCTTCAGATACTTTTGCACTCTCTCTACTTCAAAAATAAACATTGACAGACTACCACTTCTTTGTATGTCAGTAATAGCAACGCTACACATTGCAGCCATTGTATCACTAGCATTTGTCAAAGTCAATGAAGTGCCATCATCGCTTATCGCTCCGGCTACATCATTGCTAATGACTGCGGTTTTTGAAGAGTGTGAACTCTTGTACTTACCTTTCAATGTGACGGCATTTAACGCCGACTCAAACTCTTTCTTATTTACTGTAAATTTTACATTCATATTGCACCATCTCGTAGTTCAGTAATACCATGCCAAACTACATTAGGTGGTTTTCCATCTCTAGTTGTCCATGTAGTACCAACAAGATTACCTTTGGTTCTACTACCAATTAGTTTAGCAAAATACTTTAATTCCCCTTTGTCTTCTCTACTATAACATCTGATTTCTTGTTCCAACTTACCACCCCAATCTTGCCAAGCAGGTACAAATCCTACAACAGTATTGTCAATATACTGCTCCTTTTCGTGAGTAATGTATATCACATCACAATTCAAGGAATAAACTGCTTCCATCATGAAATTGAAAGTCTTGTTTCTTTCTCCGTATTGCCAAGGCATTACCTTAGTTACCTTGGTTGGGTCGTTATTGACCTTTAGTAGACAGGAGTTGAAGTAAGTATCAACACCATCAAATACAAAAACAGGGTCTTCTCCTTCTTGGATTCTTTGCCTAACCATGTTGATGAACATCAAAGACTCTTTCTCAGACTTATTGATGTCAATAACATTTCTTTTATCTCTATTGATAGGACAATGAATCTGAATCCTATCAGTAGAATCGTGGTGTTCTCTCCATGTAGATTCAACACCTCTATCCCAATCAAGCACATATATTGGCTTGTCAGGGAAATCAAGAGATAGACCAGTCTTACCAGTCTTAGGCTTACCCCATATACCTAATACTAGTCTGGCTCTCTTATCTTTCTTCTTTAGGAATTTCTTAGCATATTGCTTGTTCCATTCCTCTTGCTCCTTACCAAAATCAATCTCTTCTGCGTGAGCAATCTTTTCTGCTTTTACTGCATCTCCTTTATTCTCAGTAGTCCAACTCATCTTCATCACCTAATTCTAATTTCAATTCATATTCCGCCCAATCATTCAATATACTGCGTAGGTCTTCTTCATTAACCTTAATTCTTATTTCTTTACCTGATGGAACATGGAACTTCATCCAATATTCACCAGAATCTTCATTGAGTCGCCAAGTAACAAACTCGACAGTTCTTAACAAAGTAGCATAACTACTACCATGTATTACTCCATTTTCTATTTTAAACATACTTTTCATTTAAATCACCTTTGTAGGGGCATTGCACCCCTTTGACGGACACTACTACCGCTAGGAATGTTGGTCTTAGAACCAATCAATATCTTCTTCTGTTGACTCATAGGGTTCTGCTACAACACCACGATTCTCGGTACAAAGAACACCGCTAACGTTTAGTGTAATATCACCCGGCCCACCATCTTGATTTCTGCCTTGTGATGTTCTACCAACAAGAACCAATGTGGAACCAATACCAAAGTCAATATCAATGTTAGCGGGAATCCAACAAGTTGTCCCTGCCCATGAACCACCATCATAATCGAAATCAGAATTCAAATCGCTTACAGTTATCCTTCTTGTTCCAATACTGTTTGGTGTCATATTAACACTTGATACAGAACCATCAGTAATTACAAACCTTTGAGCATATGGCTTGCCTTCTGATTCTGAATGATGCCTTGCTATATCCGATAGACTACAATAGTGAGACATTGCATTCTCCATCATGTGATTCTGTAAATCAGATACAGATGGGCTTGCAGTCTTTCTACTATCATCATCAGATAAATCAGCATTGTAGACTAGGCTCTCCATTGTTCCCATCTTGAAACCATAAATCCTGTCTGCATTATTACTGTCAGGAATACAGTCAAAGTGGACATAATGGAACGTCTGTGGATTGAAAGTCTTACATCCATCTCCTTTGTAAGAGAAGTAGTAAAGACCCTCATTACCGTCAACAGTACCAATAAACACACCTGCTAGTCTAAACTGTTCAGCAGGTAGTGGTCTACCATAGTTTGCATTAGGGCCACTTGAGTATTGTTGCATACTATCTAATGGAACAATCCACTTACCAACTTCTACCTCATGATGATTATTTGGTAGTTCTGATACAGTCTTAATCTGTTCTTCACCCTTATGCATTCTGCTAATTTCATAGCCACCGTCTTGCTCAAGAACAACGGCTACTTTACCAAGAGAATAGGTTGTATCTGCATCACGGAGATATTCGTTCTTAATTCTCTCATTCTGCATCTTAGCCATATCTCTTGCAGCATCTAAAGATATAAAATATCCAGATGCTTTCTTTACTAATGAATTACCACTAGATTCTTGTTGTGGTGCATCTTTGTAAGCGTATGCTCCACTAAACCATTGTCTAAACAAAGATAGAGCCAAAGCCCAATCTTCAATGGGGTTGAGATTGTTTGTTTCACAAATCTCCATATACTTTGTTTCTGTTTCAGAAACCTCTAATTCCAAGACTTCGGCAGCCTTGGCTATTTCCATATTTACTTTTTCTTCCATGTTTTCACTTCCGATTTTTCTTCTTCTTATTATATTCTTTCTTCAACCTAAAGTATTCAGACCACTTCATCTAATCACTCAAATACAAATCCAAACTCTTCAAGAGTAGTCTGTCTACTATTCTCTAATGTCAATGTTACTCTCATAACTCTCCATCCTCACTTGTAGGCTCATATTGAGGCGACCAAGGTTGTTTTGACCCCATAGCCATACTAGTCGCTTCAACTGCCTCTCCTAATTTAAAACAAAGCAAAATAGCCTCATCGAATGTCATATCATTCGCTAAAGCATAATCACTTATTTTGTCATACATTTCTTTCGGTATTCTTATCTTCATCTATCATCACCTTCTCCTTTAATCACATTTCTTTTCTTTCTATCTTCCAACTTATCTAGATTCAATTGTGCTATTGCACCTAGACTTAGACCCAAATCAGTAGCCAAGTTTGCCAGATACCAAAGAACATCCCCTAATTCTTTTTCTATCTCATACGTTCTTGGAGCCATCCTTGGTTGGTTGGTCATCATTGTTTTGATGAATCCGTCATCACGAATCCACTTTTTAACTTTCTCCGCAACTTCACCACTTTCCCCACAAAGTCCTAAAGATGGATAAATAATGTTCATATCTACTGGATATATTGCGAATGTCTTTGCTTCCCTTTGATACTCATCAAGATTCATCTCTCTTCCTCCGTTGCTAATTGTTCATTCATTCTATCCCAATACTTTTGTTCATAGTAAAGTTCTATGATTCCTTCAACCGTCAAGCATAAACCTGCTAACGCCCAAAAGAAATCTGAATCTATGTTAGTATAACCTAACACATTCAACATTGGGACTATTGTTAGGAGTAATCCTGTAACAACAATCCACTCATATCGCATGATTGCTTTCTTTACATCATGCCTATCTAATACCCCATCATTGTTTAAATCAAATATCTTCATCTAAATCAACTGTCCTATCATCCATGCTGCCAAAACTTTAGGAGTCATGTTTGTGCTTCTCCATTCACTTTCACCTATCACTCTTAGATACTTGAACTTCTTAGGCGTTGGCAGACTTTTCTTAACTACAACATCATGCATTCCTATACAAATCGTTTTCATGTCTACCGACATATGTATCATATTGTGCATTTGTTTGAGGGCTAATTCGTATTGGTCATTTAGAATGTGTTCTAACAATTCATTGTAAGGTTGTTGCATTCTTTCTATTTGCATTGATAACGGGGTATTGCTCGAAACAGAAGCCTGTAATTCGGTAATCCCTCGTCTTAAATCACCATTGAGAGTGCCTATAAACTCTTCCAACTGGGAGGATTCTATGTGAGATATCCCCTCAAAATCAAGTATTCTATCTAATGCAGTCTTAATCTCTTCATCTGAGAGGCGTGTAAAACCGTAGTTTGCACACCTTGACTGCAAAGGATAGATTATCTTGTGTCTATGGTTGCACGTTATGATGAAACGCACATTGGAACTATAACGTTCCATAAGTCTCTTCAATGCATTCTGAGCATCAGGAGTCATACCATCCATCTCGTCTAATAAGATTATTTTGTGTGGTACATTGCCTATCTTCATGGCTGAAGAAATCTCTTTGATTGTAGTTCTAACCACTTCAAGTCGCCTATCATCAGACGCATTGATTTCAAAGAAATTTGATTCTTTATCTTCACCCAACACGAAGTTTGCTATTACACCTGCTGCCGCAGTTTTACCTACACCTGCTTCTCCATAGAGAAGAAGATTAGGCATTCCTTCTTTCCAATGTTTCGCATCACTAACAAACTTATCTTGTCCTAAGATTTCTTCTAGTGTCTGCGGTCTATACTTTTCTGTCCATAACATAATTATTCACATCCAATTATCTAATCCAATTTGTTTATCTTTCTTCTTAATTTTAGATACCTTATCTGGTATCTTTGCCCTGCGCTTTTGCACATTGTTTAGTTTTCCTTTCATGTACTTTACAAATTCAGGGTCTTGTTTCAACTGCTCTAGAATATACTTCTCATGGCTTTTCAAGCCAACCTTTCTGCATATCTGAGCATCCTTATCGTAGGCTCTCTTTGATGGAATAGTTGCACTACGGGCAAGTTTTCCATTATGAGAATACGCCAACAATTCATAGAAGTAGTCTTGCGACCATCTTCTTTTCACCTTTGCATCAATGTAGGCTAACTTATTCGGATGTACGTTGGCTACTAACCATGATAAAATCTGAACATCCGGGGGCTTATTCAATTTCAATTTTAGTGCTACATCTTCACGGTCTTGATTCTTCAAGAAATCATGAGTAATCTCAAACACATTTTTGAAGTAATCTTCAGGTTCATCTGAATTAGGAGCAATCATTTTTATTCTTGTCTGTAATTTAGATTTACCTGCTCTCTTTAATTTACAAAGAGAGAATATTTTCTTAGGCACATCCTTTTGGTTTGCCGATGTTAGAACAACTTTGCCTCGATATTTCAATAGTGTATCTACAATCAAATCTGTGTTAGGTTTGAAGTTAGCCTCCAATATTACAATCCCTCTATCAAGAGGAATACTGTAATTGTCCACAACATCATATTCGTTAGCGTACTTTACAATTGGGTCATCGAATAACGCAAGTGCTTGTTTCTTTTTGTCTGTGCCTTCTTTGCCTACTATTATTATTGGTCTTTCTTTTTCTATTCCTATTATCATTCTATCTCCTTCATATGCATTATTTCGGTATAATCCTCTTTACATTTAGGACACTCTATATTCATGAAGAAAACCTTTACATCTTTCTCAACACTAATACAAGTCTGAAATACAACATGGCGAAAGCCACATTCTTTGCATCCTTTTCTTAGTGTTTCATATGTTACATTTTCTAAAATTGCTATGTCTTCTTCATCAGGTTGTAACATCATATCTCCCCTTTCAATCGAAGTATTTTATCTAGACCTTCTAGAGTATGATGTTCTCCACTATCTATTATTTTAATTATCTCTCTAAGTTCTCCCCAACAGTCCTTTGCATCAGGTAATGTTTCTGGAACCAACTGAATCAGTTTCCATATATTTACAATACCACCAACAGTCAATATTGGCCTTGGTCTACTTTTGTGTTCCTCAGATTTATACTTAGAGTCAATACCTTTCTGTTCTAATGTCCTATGGACACCTAATAGAAAAGTCTCAGACCCTCTTAGATTTACTCTAACTCTTACTCTATAACCTATGTTAGTATTATCTGCCCTCGAAACATGAATCTCAGGCTTGGCAATAGAGATTAAAATTCCTACCAATTGGTCATCATTATACATTACTAACTATCTCCCTAACTTCTATTAGTTCGTGCTTAACACGCAATTCATCTAAGCCTTGTGATATCCACTCAGCCATTTTGAATTCCTTTATATCAAAAGTAAATACAAAAGAGATTAGCCATCCACGTTTAACATCAAACGTTCTAGCATCCTCTTCTGTTATCTCTTCTATACCTACATAATATGGATGCTTGTAGATATCTTCTATTCCTGATTTTAGTATTGCTAAATCCCTATGTCCGGGTTCCGCATAAAACATAAATCTAATTAAATCACATCCACCGTATCTAGAAACAATATCCCTAATATTGATATCATACATCTTCTACTTCCTCCGGTTTCATTGCCTCAGAAATCAGATGCTCTTTATAGTCCTTTGCGAACTCACGATTTTCTTCCCATTTACCATTGCCCTGTTGAGGGGATAATTGTAAGTGATACCAATGCGCAGCCGTTATTCTATCATCCCCATGCATAATAGCATTATCTTCTGCTTTGGCTGCTAATGTATAAACTAAAGATTCAAGATGTTCAGCCACATAATAAGCCAAATCATGTGAAAGCGGTAAATCAGTTGCTTCTTTGATTACTTTCATAAAGTGAAACCTAGACATACGCTTTCTATTAACTGGTGGAGGCTTTGGAACGATTAATTCATCTTTTTCGTTTACATAGGGAACCAATTTAGCATCCATTTTTTTGAAGCGACCCCTAGTTTCATCACCGACCCTCTTCAAATAGGCCACTTTACCCTCTATTTTTACACAATTATAAGGTATAGCGTCTATAAGGGTCATTGACCCGGCTTTAATCAATTACATTGCCTCCTTCAAGGTATCTAGCGTATCAACTTCAGAAGCATACTTATCTTTTCTAATTCTGATACATCGTGGAAAACGCAGACCAATGTTATTATTGGAGTCTGTGGTAACTAAGTCACACGTTACCTCAAGCACGATGCGTGGTAAGAAATGCATAACGTCATCCGAAAATGATTCTACATTCTTTCTCAATTCTGTGGTTAGCCACTCTAAATCATAATCGCTGAAACCAGTACCGACTTTACCAACAGATACATAATCAGAACCATCCTTTACAGATATACCATAAGTACCATACACATGACTTCTTTTCCCATCACCATATGATGCAGATGTTATCACCACATCATAATTGAATCGTGGTGGTTTGTGTTTCAACCATCCTTTACTTCTCTTCCCTGATTGATATGGTAATGTAGGGTCTTTTATCATGATTCCTTCAAACCCTAAATCAATGGCAGTTCTGTATGCACTCTCTATTGTTGTGTCAGGAGGAAATACATAGGTCTGATATTCAGGTTCTATGATTTCCTTTAGTGCAGTCATTCTATTCCTTTGCGGTTCGTCTAACATAACATTAGCATTGTAAGACAACAAATCGAATACTGCTAACTTAACAGGACACTCTTGCATAGCCTCATCTTTATTCTTCTTATGAACACGCTTTGCTAGTAATTTATGTTCAGCAGGATTACCTTGCATATCAACAGGATATATTTCACAATCCAATATGATATTAGGTAGGTTCATGCTTCGCACTATATCTACAACATCGGGGAATTGGTTAGTTACAACATTACCCTTTCTGTTGAATATTATTGTAGAGTGAGCATTCATTTCTGATATGTAAGAGTGATGAATCTGATACCTATTTCCATCATACTTGATATCAATGATTGGCTCAGATATAACATCAGTTTCTTTCTTCGCCTTTGCTAACATTGGTTTGACAAACTGCCCATGTACTAACTTACAATCAGGTTCTTCATCATTATCTAATGCTACACATATCTCATGTGCTTTGTTAAACCTAGCATATTTCTCTACTTCTTTGATACCTTTACCATAGTATTTAGCCATCGCTTTCAAAGGTATTTTATTATTAACTCCATTTCTAGGAGTCCTCAACCAGTACCTAAGAAACCATTTCTTTTCTCTAGCACTCATCTTGTTAAGGTGTTCTTTGAATATAGTAAACGAATTACTACTCATCGAAGAACAATCGTTCTCCAATAACTGTATTAGTGTATTCAAAGATATATCTGAATCCTTTTCATTTCCCTCGTCTATTTCATAGACTGCTTCTCCGATATCTCCCCATGTATGGACTGCTGATTCTACTTCGTCTTCAAACAGACCTAACGATTCTGCAATCCAAGTTATCGCTCTTTTGTTGCCTATGTTGTTTATGTTATATTCCATAGATAGAATATACATAAGTCTAGCCTTATCATCAAATGAAGGCATGGCTCCAACAATTGTATTTACTTTCATCGTTGGAGTCTGGTTTTCTAATACTTCACACATTCTTGCTAATTTCTCTAATGTCATTAATATGGCCTCCTAATAGTCTTCCAAATCCAATAGAAGAAAAGTACGACTAATACTCCTTCCATTGGTTATGCCTCTTCTTCTGATTTTATCAAACCAGACATAATAAAATATGCCTCAAAGACATGATTCTCATTCAACCTACTAGCCTTCTCGTCTTTGTTAAAACAGATTACTGTTGTTGCTACTAGTTGGTTAACATAGCCTTCACTAACCTGTACTAGTTTAGTGTAGACTTCAGGAGATACATGAGTTCCCTCATTCAACATCCCCTTTAATCTCTTCTTCATCGAATTTATTGTTTCCATTTTTATCACCTATTGCTTTTCTTAGTGCTTTAACTAATGTCTTGCACTCTTCTACATTTACTCTTAATCCCTTTCGAGTAGGATTGCCATTATTGTACCATCTCATATCTACGATATCAATGTTCCATGTATTAGCAGTCCTGATTACTAATTCATCATTAGCGTTTCTAGGGATTCTTGCTATTATCTTTTCATTATTCAACTTCAAATCCTCCCTTGAATATTTCTAAATCTTGATGATTGAACAGGTATTTTGGGGCAGCAAGTTCATCAAGCCTATTCGCTATCCAAACTGCTCCACCCAAACTACTTACCTGCACAATCTCAAACTGTCCGTTTTCAGTTTCTATTACCTCGGTAGTTTCTACCTTTGGTACTAATCCGTATAGTCTTGTTAACTCTTGAGATACCGCACTCATATTATTAGCCACATACTGTATAATATGCGCCCTTTGTATTGGTATCTTAGCATCAACAGTTAGATTGATTTTGCCTTCAAACTCACAAGCGATACAACCTTTTCCTCTCTTGCCTTCTTCAAATCTACAAATAGGACAAGGTATCTCCGCAGGTAACGGAGCAGGGAATTTAACGGTTATAGCACTCATTCTCGGCCATCCCAAATCCTGTATGTTAATTCATACTCAACAGTTACATCAAATGGAAATGCTGCAAAATGCAATGTTGCATTACCAAATTCAGGTGCTAATCCCTCAGACCAAATGTAACCATCTTGAACTAAGTGTCCCTTCATATTGAAGGTGTAATTGTGGAATATAACTGAGTTATTATCCACTACAAAACTTAGATGTTCTGCCGTGTAATTGAAACCACCTAATTCAATTAGGCCATATGTTGTATTGGTATCTAACCACATTTCCGGTGCATAAACCAAAGTGCTATTGTTCTCTAACACAAGTGTAAATTCACCAGTCATTGTCTCCCAATCCTTTTGGATTGCTTCTTCTTCATCATATACATCAGATGGGTCGGGTATAGCATCAGCACAACCCGCCAAAAAAGTACATACAATCATCAAACTCATAATCTTCTTCATTCTTCTTCATCTCCAATAAAAGTGTGTTGAACATATTCTTGATAGTCTTCGCCATTAAGTCCAACACCAAACTTAATTGCCATTCTTTCATTATCTCCTAGAACAGTTGCTTCTTTCATGTGATTGCGATATATAGCAATAGTTCTCAAATCAGTACCACTAAAGTACGCTTTACCAAACGGATGAGTATGAATCCATTCTTTCAAGGGAAACTTCATTTTAGGTTTATCTTTCCCATATAATTGTTCATCTTGACCATCAAAAGATACAAAACCCGGAGAACCAACGGAGATATAAGTGTTATCGTTTGCGTCAATTAACACTTGAACCTCTCTAGGTTTATCAAAAGCAGTTAAAGACATTTGCCATATAGAATAATATAACATTTCTCTATTCCACTTAAAGCCAGATTCAATCTGTTCTCTCCAATTATCTTTAATTACTTCTAAATCTTCATACATCAATTATACACTCCATATAATACAAGACCCAAACCTGCTGCCAATAGTATAACCCATGTAAACCTTGAAGCAGTTGGTTCTGATACCTTAACTGGCATATCTACTTCTATGTCATCGAGTATAATAGCCTCAGACCCAGACTCCACGGACTCGCTCACTTCTTCAGCGTTCTCAACTCGCACTATTACCTCGTCTGCATACTCCATTAGTTTCTCAATTGCTTCCTTTTTATCATCCATTTCAGGTTCAGGTACGGTAGGTGTCAATTTACGAATCCTCGATTTTACTGCACCAACAGACCTACTCAATTGTTCTGCCAATACTTCTACTTTCTCATTCATGTTTTCCAACAAGAAATTCTCTTCTTCTTCAGTCCACTTTTTTGCCATTTAACTCAATCTCCTTAGTTGTTCTTCTAACTTTCTTCTTTTAATTATCATCTTATTCTTTCTCCTGTTTCTCCACCATAGAACCAAATATCCTAGTAGAGTTACAGGTAGTCTTTGTTCTGGTATTACCATGTGTTCAATTTCAGTTTCATCATCTGATGATTCTAAGGTTGAACCCATAGTTATCATACCTATCTTGTTCATATTCTTCAATCTCCTTATTCTATTGTAACAAGCCTTCCTAGAGCGACCTAGATGCTTTGCTACCTTATTCTGTGCATCATCATGTGCAGTATAATTCTGTACTAGATACGCATCATCAGCAGGTGTCCATGACCTACCAGAATTAGGTTCATCACCGTGAGCGTTTTTACCCCTTGGTGTTTTCTTCTTGACCTCTTCTTTCTTTGCTTTGAATTTGACAGTTATGTTGGAAGGGTTTGTCTTTTCCAACTTAATCAATTCTCTTAGTTTTGTTTGGATTGCTCCATGTGAGCGAGCATTCCAACCTTTTACTATTCTGTTGAAGTGGTCATTAAACAGAACGGTAATAATTGAGGCAGGAAATTTCTCGCCACTATCCGTTTCCTCTTTGCTTAGTGCAAGAAGGAACTCTTCTTCTTTTTTAGTCCATGATTTATTTCTCATATATTCACTATCCTTTTGTCAAAAATATTTTCATCGTTAAACCATCTTTGCATCCATTGTGCAGCCATACCTGCTACTGCTACATGGGTAAAGTGTATGTCTTTCGTGTCTAACGTCTTACCAAATGATTCACCTTGACAACTGAATGAACCGTCTGGCCCTGCTAGAAATGTGTCACAATGTTTAGGGTCAGTTAGATAACTGATTAATGCTCCATTTCTACCCTGCGCTCTCAAATCTAACCACTTGTTTGTGCAATCATCTTGAAAGCCCTGCCTATAAACCAATCGTCTTACATCTAAATTATCTGCACAACAGACAATCAAATCAAAACCCTTCAATTGGTCTTGAGTCAGTATTGGAAACTCTTTTCTGCTACCTATGGCATCATAGTCCAATAACGCTCTTACTTTCTTCGCACCTATATGCGATGTGTTGAAGTTCTGATAAGACAGATTCTTTACTTCAACAGTATCAGGGTCAGATATGTGTATATCATACAACCCTGTCTTATGTAACAATGGAGTCAAATAACTTCCTATTCCACCTACACCTATTATCAATACCTTTCTTTTCTTATTCATATCTTACACCTGAAATAAATTGCTTGACAGTCATTTGAGCCAAGTCTTTCTTGTTCACATTAAACATACCAAATGTTTCCTTATTCCTATTTCTCAAAGAGACAGGAGTACAATTGGTTGCATTACCTATGTCATGTTGAGTGAATTCTGGTTGAGAACCAAAAGCCCTCAGACATACAGTAATCCATAATGCAGAAGCCATGTAACTTTTAGTGAATGCTGTGTCTCTAGCAGTCACATAATTGTGAACGTATTCTACGACTTCTATTGCATCTTTCTTGAAGTTTCTTTTTAGGTTCTCATTACCATATTTAGTGACAATCATATCATGGGTTACTCTATCTACCCAAGGCTTAATCGGCATTGAGTGTAGAATATATGGCTTGTTAAGTGTCCTTGCTAATTTCCTAGCACACTTTGAAACCTTTGAAGGAGACAAACCATTTGTCTTTGCTATCTCAGAGATAGTCAATGGTATTCCATTTTCACGAAGCACTATCAAACATATTGCTGATGCTCTTACATCTATGTTATATCCTTGCATTACTCTACTGAAAAACAGTTTCTTGTAATAATGGTGCGCCCTCTCCTTTAGTGAGTGGTTAGGAAGATAAGGGGACAACGCCATGTTTAGTTCAATGAATCCCCTATTCAATGACTGTTGTTGCCTACCCTTAAACTTCAATTGTGTTCTTCCTAATCTCTTAATGTAATTTCCAGAGAAACCACTACTATTGAATACAGAACCTAACGTTCCTCTATCACCTACTCTCATAGATGCACTACCGTCTTCATTCAAGATGGGTACTTGGGAAACTCTATCCTCAAATATGTGAGTAACTAATACTAAACCACAATCTGAACATACAGTTTCACCTAGTTTCTCATCCACAAAATTAGACGTTGATTCACAATTCATACACTTCAATTCGCAATCACCTTCCAATCTTTTTCCTTACCTGTTATATCCGCAAAGGGAATATCAAATCTAGAAACCTTATCTATATCTTCTTTCAATTCCTTTGGAACATACCTGCCAATGGTATTGACTAGTTTCATTGTTATATTATCATTCAGCAATGCTAGTCCTCTAGCAGCATATTGGTCGCCAAGACTTGAATTACTGTGAACGTTGTCTATGCAGATTGGGCCTCTTAATTGACCACCCATAAAGGATAAACCACCACCTCTTGTATGATACGTTGACCTTCTATCAGAATCAGTTGGATGTAGATAATCATCATGAATAAACACATAAGTCTTAACCTTCTGAATCTGAGTCTTGTAAGTAGAATCTACAATAATCCAATCAGCCTTCTTACCTCTAATTAGCATAGCAGTATATTTACCTACATCCACCAGACGAATCCTTTCGGGGTATCTTACAGTTAGGGAGTTCATTAATTCCTTGGCCCTGTTTTCTACAATGTCTTGTGTTCTGTTTTGACAAAGGAATTCAACCATTAGTTGCTCCTGTGATTCAGATGGTGCTTCTCCTAACAATTCCTTCCATAGTTTCTTCGGAGACATATATGCCCATTTCTTTGCCCTAGTATGACCATGATAAAAATAATTGACAAATATATCTAAGTCCTTTACACTTATTGGCCCCCATACACCATCTGATATTTCTAGTGCAGCCTTATCATTATCAATCATTTGAGTATTCAGTCTAACTTCTACCTTCTCTCTAGTTTCTAAATCAAAGAACCAAAAGGGAGTTCTGTTCTCAAGTACATAAGATACATTCTCCGGTAGCATTATCATTCTAAACATATAGATTGTTAGCGTCTGTGCATCTTCCTCAAAACATGACCTATACAAAGCACGACTTAGTGCAGTCATTAGATTCTTCTTAGTTACCCTTTGACTCATTAGTTTATAGTAAGGGTCTTTCTTTTCTACCATGAAAGTAGCATTGTTATTGTTAGGCAATACAAATGCCACCTTGAAATCATTAGGCGCACTCCAACGTCTACTTCTTCTACCCCATCCTAGAAAGTTCTGTAAAGAATTTTTAATACCCTGAATCAAAGGTTCTCCTTTTTGTGTTCTAACATAGGAGCATTCTATTGAGTAACGAGAGTTTCTCTCTTTCCATTCATCGCTTTCTGTATTGGTTCTAACACTAGCATAGTTTAACTGATATGTAGAATATACATCTACATGGGTAGTATGAGTCTTTGAACTATCATCAGCAGTAGATATCTCTATCTTAGCCTTAGTACACCAACCGTAATCATTGAACATCTCACTCCCCTCTTTCTTTTAGGATAATCTTCTTCCTTTCTTCATATTCTTCTTGTGGGCCATCGAATGCCTCTTGATATCTAGTACCAAGCATTATTCTTCTGTATTGGTTTCTAGTACAACCATATCTTCTCATGTAATAATTATCTTGACTCATTATTCTTCCTCCAAATTCATTTTATTTATCATATTTCTAAGCATATCCATCTCTCTTACTAACCATCTAACAGAATTGTTGTTTACATCTCGTCTGTTAATTATCTGCAACGCCAGTTCCATTCCATGCAATTTTCCTTCGATGTAGTCGAAACTTGTTTCTTGGGGGAGGGTGTTCATTCTTCTTCACCCAACCCACCAAACAAATTCATACCGAAGTTAGGATGCCATTCTCTCTTCTCAACATAGAAACCTTGTTCATTCAGTTTCTTCATGTAATCCACATCACAACCTTCTGTTATGATAAATACAAGTACGGCATCTCTAGGTAATCTCTTGAAGTCTCCCCAAGAGTATTTCCTACCATTGATTATTGGTTGCTTGAACCTACCTTCTCTTCTGGTATTCTTAGAGAATCTTTTCTCTTCGGTTAACCATTGCTTGTAAGTCCTAATCAATTGTGACTTATTCATCTTCTCATGTACTTCTTTAACATCCATCAGAATCCCACCTTCACAAACTCTACATCCTTGTGATACTTAGTAGTAAAATAATTAGTATTAGTTAGAGAGATAAACTCCATCTCCAAACGCTTTCTCTTTGGGTTAAAGAAATAACGCCAATAGATGTGCTTATCATTCCACCTAGTACCTTGCGTTCTCTTCATAGTGGCTGCCTTCTCTATTGCTAGAGAATCTGCTACCAAAGATTCTATCTCTATATCTTTATCCATGAAGTTTTCTTCAAAACGTTCAATGAAGTGTGGTGTCAATATAACCCAAAAGTAATGCTTACCGTTTGGCTTCATTACCTTGTGTTGTTGTGCGGAGAATGGGTTAAACCAATTACCACATTCTACACACTCCATCTTTCCGTTCCGTGTTATTTCAAAATTCGTGCTTCCACATTTACAATTCGTAAATCTCATTTTTATTCCTCTTTATTTATTTTCAAATACATAGCCATTTCAAACAGGTTTCTCATTTTAGAGCCAACCTCTTTGTCATCTTGCGCTAGACCTGAGACTATGTAAAATCTCCGCAAATAGCGGAAAAACTGGTCTAGCGTTAAATTCTCATCAATCGTATCATTGACTACCCTTGTAAATGCCTTCTTTGCTTCTTTGACATTTCTATACTGGTAGTCGTCTAATGCAGTATAAACAGTTACACTAGGCATGATAGACTCAATAGTATCTATCTCTTCTAATAGATACTCTTGGATGAGTACCAAATCATCTATTGTTTTAATTATGTTGTGACTATAAATCACACGCCCCACCTGCACAAGCCGGATTGTTACCAAAATCATCATTATCATCGTCAGTAACTTGTGTCAAATCAATACTGTTTAGTGATTGCATCATCTTTTCGTAAGTCTTCTTATCTGTTGCCTCAAATGGCGGTTGTGGATATGCGTTCTCATCATATGGGAAACAAGACAATCCATTGTAGAAATGCCTATTCAACCACATCCATCTACCTACATCATCCCATTTATCATCGGGAATATATACAGTAGCAGAAACATTGTGAGTGTTCTGTCCATTACTATGTCCGGGTGAAACCCATCTTACAGAAGCATCCTTTACTCTCTCTAAGAAAGCAAATACATCTTCATCCTTACTTGTTGTTGCACCTACTGGTGCTTTTTGCGGTAAAGCAATACAATATCCATTAGCATCAAACTGGTCTTTCTCCATCAATTCAGGATGGTGTTTATTCAGATACAATGCTATTGGCTCATCATCTTTGACTCTAATTCTCCTAATATAATATGGAGAATGCCAAGCGTGAATACCACTTGATGTTCCCAATACACAAGAAGCAGTACCGGATGGTTTGATACAAGTTAATCTTGCTGCCTTTTCTACACCGATTATATCTGCTACTCTTGCGTTCTCTCTCTTAGCAACGAATACTGAACCAGTTACATCTAAATCAGCAACCTTGTTACTAGCGAGTCCTGTCATTGATACTCCTAACAATGCATCTTTCTCAGTAGTATCTTGCCATATATCCCTAAGATAATGGAAGTCTGTATAAGATGCTTGTAGAGTACCTAAGAATGCGGCAGCCTTTACTCTATTATTCAGGTCTTCTTGACCCTCAACATTACTAACGTTGCATTCAGTCAAGTTACAGAACTGATAGGGTCTAAGTGCTATTTCGCAACAGGGGTTAGTTCCCCAATCTTTGTCATTAGTGAAATACAAACCGGGTTCACCAGTTCCACCATCCTCTATTCTCTTCCATAAATTGTAGAATACATCTTCTTCTATCTTGTGCCTCAGTATTACTGCTGAGTTATTCGCTCTCATTCTTTGTGCATTACCATCCCAAAATGGCCCTGCTTTACAATTAATCATTTCATCATCATCAATACTGAATAGACTAATCATGGCTGCTCTACGAATACCACCAGACAATACTGCATCTGCTATATGGCACATTATATCATGACACTCTAATGTTGTTAAATGAGTACCATTTTCTTTGTTTTGTAGAATACCTTCTATGATACTAATACAAGTCCTCAATGGAGCAGGGCCGGGTGCTTTACCACCACTAGTCTTGAGCCTTGCACCTTTTGGTCTAATATCATCATAGATGAATCTAGGTGTTTGAGTCAAATCTCCTGTGTAAGACCTAAACAATTCCTTGATTGCATCAGCCCAACCCATGATAGAATCTTCAATAACTATCTTTCTCTTTCGATTAGGATTGGGGTGTTGGATAGGAGGCAATTGCCTCACATGATGTTTCTGAACAGAATAACCTACTCCTGTTCCACCTAACAATAAGAACATTGCTTCATTGAAGCATAGTACATCATTGATAGGCATATATGCACAATTGTAAATCCTATTAGGAGATATCTCAATTGGCTTACCTGCAAAATGCATTGAGCGCATTGAAGGTAATATCTTTCTTGGAATAACATAATCTGCATATACATCCTCAATCTCTTGTAAGAACTCATCACCTAAATGTGAGAACTTCTCTAGATGCATATCCATGTTTCTTTGACATAGTTCTATCCATGTCTCCTTCCTGTTTTGTTCTGGCATATATTTTGCATACTTCATATATACCGTTAACTGACTTAATATTTCTCTCGCTTTGTTTTCTTGCATAATTAACACTTCACTTGTTTACTATATGGCATTTCACTTAAATTAGAAAAAGCCGCCACCCATTCTCCTTCCTTTTTTATAGCCCATTGTTTCTCAACTAGAACCTCCCAATTAGGGAATGTCTCGTAGGCTTTATCACCGTATATCTGAACCATGTGTTCAAAATCGGTGAATGTTTTCCCATCATATACAATCTGCATATCTCCATCGCATACAATAACTGCTTTCTTGCTGAATCCAAGAACATAACCAACAGGATAGAAGTCTGCTCTAACAACATCCCACTCCCTGTAAGTTTTTACTTCTTTAACCTGCCAACCAAATATATTGAATAACGGTTTAAACTGGCCCTTATCTATAAAATTAATATTATCTTTCAAATCCATACCATAACCTCTAATGGCTTGTTGAGATAGGGGAGCGAGAGGCTACGCCCCCACTATCTCATTTAGTTGAATGGTAGGCTTATTGCCCGCCAACAACCGCAGGGATTAATTCTACGTTGTCAACGCTATCCCAATTTACTTCCGAAATTTCTTCCCTAGAAGTAAGTTCCGAATCAATAACAACCCAATGTGTAGGGTGGTCGTTGATTTGCTCTATAACTGCGGTGTGGGATATACCCACTAATTCCGTGTGTCCTGTTTCATTTATTATTGTCAAAATCATTCTTAGTCCTCCGTTTTCTTTCCTCATGTCGTTTGTTAATTAACCTTGCGCTCTAGCCTCGATGAGCCTTCCGGTCAAGATGTTAATTGTCTCTTCATACTTCTGAACAAGGCTTTGCAGTTGCCCATTTGCATTTAGTAGGTTTTGATAACCCATGCTAACTTGCGCCAATTGTTCTCTTATATTCTCTAAATCGCTCTCTAGTGTAACGACTTCTGCTTCTAACTCTTTCTTAGTCTTCCCTTTATCTGTCATGGTTTAACCCCACTTTTCTTTCTTTAACTTGCTAATTTCTGTGCTTGCATCAGACTTAGTTATATCGTCAATGTCTCCTTCATACCCTAACCGAATTAAATAATTCTTTTGCCTCTCGGTTGCAGGAACGTCTTCTTTCTTATCTGAAGACAACACATCCCATAGTTTCTTTGTCTGCTTCTCACTCAGAACATCGCCCTTTATCATTCTATTCTTTATATCTAATAAGAACCTTTCTTCCCACGAATCTTTACCTTGTTCTGGAACGAATGGCTTTACTCCGTAATATTCACACGCTTCTAAAAACGCAGGTTGGTGATTGATATCTTGAACCGTAGCCACAATTTTATTCTTGCGTTCTATGGCAGCCTTTCTCCTTTCCTCCACTTTTTTATCGTGATTTTCTAGTTGCTCTAGGCGATTCTCCAAAAAATTGTCCTCTTTTTTAATCTGCTCGTTTGCTTTTTCCAACGTAAAATAAAACATCAGTAAATCATTATACAGATTTTGGTTCGGATATCCTTTCGTTCTAATCTGTGCTTTCGGATTGTCTGGATGATTCCAACGCCATACCAAAGAGGCCATTTTGTAGAATGGTTCCCCATATTTACCTTCACTTCTCTTCCTGATATACGTTTTGTCTCGGTACATTCTATACGTTGAGTCGTAATATCTACCGCTTTTGCGTACATTAACTCTCAAGTCCATGTCCTTAACTTCATTGAACATTCTTGTGAATTCATCACCATGCATATTCCACCATGCATCTTTCTTCAATGCTTCAACCCTAACTTCAATCCATTCCTCAATCATTTCATCCGTGATTTGGTCATCAGATAGACCAGTCTCTTCACGAATAGCACGAAGAATAAGATATGAGTTTATGTGGTCTGAACCAACTGATTCTCTAACATCAGTTTCGGTGTTATGAATCTCAAAGTGATATACAATATTGTGACCGCACAAACACTTGTATGGATGTTTAGTTACCCATGTGGGCATTGTACCTAATCCATCCCACCATACATTACCTGTTGCTATCCACTCATGTTTAGCATCATCATAGTTATCTGCTTTAGATAGAGCAACCATGTTGGTCTTTAGAACTCTATCCCATCGGCCGTTGCCTAATGCTCTTTTTGCTTCTCTCCAATCTTCTGTCATTCTTCTTCCTCATTTTCATTAAAATTATTATTCATATATTTCTGAATGTCTGGTAAGCCTACTGCTACCACCTTGTAATGTTTATATCCATTAATCAGTCCTGTCATCTTTAACAATGAAGGTGCTGACTTTACTCCTAGCATCTCAAAAAACTCAGGTTCTTCATGATACCATTTAGTTTCCCAATCTAAATTATTGGCTACTAATATATCGTGTAATTGTCTGCATGGCAAACATCGTTTCTTACTGAGTACAATGTGTGTCATTCTGACTTCACCTCTTCGGTGTCTTCCACAATACTATGATACGCTAGATGAAACAAAGCATCGTTAAGATACTGTTCATCGTTAACATTGTATTGCATCAATAGACGTAATATCTGTTCCATTCCTTCATCAATCCCTTTATTGATTGCTGCCTCTATTAAGTTGTAATTCTCTTCTTTCATAGCATTCACTCCATTTCTACCCATCTAATAAACTTGTCCGATTCCTCTTTACATACGGTGAAAATTGTTCCACTTCGCATATGCACTTCGAGTTCGCCGTGTCTAGTTTTGGTGTATGCTGTTATACTTTCTTTATCTCTAAATACTGTTATTCCGCTTGTTGTTTTATAATTCATTCATTTAACCATCCTGCTAATATATTGTAATTATACTCTTTTGCTTTCATTGTTC